CCCCAGCCGCTGAAGCAGCGGAAGATGAATTGGACGAGCATTCTCCTTCCAAACGCTTTTATGGAATCGGTAACTTTGCAGGAGTCGGCTTCATAAATGCGTTGATTGACAATGTTTCCAAGGCTGGAAAGGCTGGACGGGAAATTGCCAGATCTTCTATTGATGGATTGAATGACATCATTTCCAAGATTGCGGACTATGTAGATGCAGACATGGATGTTCAGCCCACCATTCGACCGGTTCTTGACCTATCCGCTGTAGAAGCGGGAACCGGAAGGCTGAATACTTTGTTTAGCAGAAATCAGGCATTATCTGTCAGCACTGGGATGAACGATCGTGTTTCTGAAATGGAAGTTCAAAATGGAGAAAGTTCTCCTACAGGAAATACCTATCAATTCACGCAAAATAATTATTCGCCTAAAGCTCTGTCGAGAATTGATATTTATCGACAGACAAAGAATCAATTTTCGGCGATGAAAGGGCTGGTGGGTAATACATGATTAGAGCAGTAACTGTAACTAATTACTTGGGCGAATCAAAAAGATTTGAATTAGCGTTCCCGGAGAAATCCGGGTTCGCTGTTCAATCTATCAGTGGATTAGGACCCAGCAAAGCGGATATTAACACGACAGAAATCTCTACGAATGACGGATCACTGTATAACTCGGCAAGAGTAAATTCCAGAAATATTGTTATGTCTTTGAAACTGATGTTCAATCCTCAGATTGAAGACACGAGACATGACTCCTACAAATATTTTCCTATAAAGAAGAGAGTAACACTTCTCATTGAGACGGATAATCGTATTTGTGAGACCTATGGCTATGTGGAATCGAATGAGCCGGATATTTTCAGCAGCGACGAGACAACGCAGATTTCCATCGTGTGTCCCGATCCTTATTTTTATTCTGCTGGTCCGGATGGAACCAACACAACGATTTTCTATGGGGTAGAACCTCTGTTTGAGTTTGCTTTTTCCAATGAATCTTTGACTGAATCTCTGATTGAATTCGGTGAGATCAAGAACGAAACCGAGCAGACGGTTTATTATTCTGGCGATGCTGAGATTGGGGTTGTAATTACCATCCATGCGATCGGAAACGTGAAAAATATTACGATTTACAATACCGGAACGAGAGAGGTAATGCGTATTGATACTGATAAATTGGAGCAGCTAACCGGTTCCGGAATGGTTGCCGGCGATGAAATCATCATCTCCACCATTAAAGGGGATAAATCAATTACACTTCTCCGAAACGGTATCTACACCAATATTTTAAACTGCCTTGATAAAGATTCTGACTGGTTTCAGCTTTCTAAAGGCGATAATATTTTCGCTTATGTGGTAGAAGAAGGAACAACCAATGTGCAGTTTAAGATTGAAAACAGAACAGCGTTTGAGGGGGTATAGTTATGGAATTAATTGTTCTGGACACTTCTCTGAAAATGCTTTCTGTGCTTGATACCTTTGAGTCTCTGATATGGACGGAGCGGTATTCCGCCTATGGAGATTTCGAGGTATATACAAGTATCAATGATTCTGTTCTTGAAATCCTGAAAGACGACTATTATCTCTGGCTGAAAGAATCTGACCAGACTATGATTGTCGAGGATAGAAAGATTGAATCTGATGCTGAAAACGGAAACCACTTCACGGTCACGGGAAGATCGTTAGAATCCATTCTGGAACGCCGTATTATTTGGAAACAAACGATTCTGAGCGGAAACTTTCAAAATGGAATCAAAAAGTTGCTGGATGAGAACATCATCAATCCTTCTGACGCTTCCCGAAAGGTGGAAGGACTGATATTTGAGGCATCCACAGACCCAGCGATTACCGGACTGACGGTAGATGCACAGTTTACCGGAGACAATCTGTATGACGCCATTAAAAAACTGTGCGATTCCAAAAATGTCGGTTTCCGAATCAAGCTGTCCGATGATAACAAGTTTGTCTTTAAACTCTATGCTGGCGCAGACCGTTCTTACGACCAGTTTACAAATCCATATGTCATCTTTTCTCCCAAATTTGAGAATGTAATCAATACCAATTATCTGGAATCAAAGAAGACTTTGAAAACCGTTACTTTGGTTGCTGGAGAGGGAGAAGGAGCCGATCGGAGGACCACAACTGTAGCTTGTGCGTCTGGTGCTGGAACAGGTTTGAATCGAAGGGAGCTTTACACGGATGCTAGGGATGTTTCTTCGACCGTGGATAATGAAACCTTGACGGACGCTGAGTATAACGCACAGCTTTCTCAAAGAGGTTTGGAGAATCTGGCCGAAAATATCGCAACCAAATCCTTCGAGGGTAAGGTTGAAACAACGAGAATGTATCGATATGGGGAGGACTTCTTCCTGGGAGATATGGTACAGATTGTAAATGAATATGGCATTGAAGGAAAAGCCCGTGTCACAGAATTCATTCGTTCCCAGAGCAAAGAAGGACTCGATTCGTATCCGACATTCGTTACCGTAGAATAGCAGGAAAGGGGTGAAGAAAAATGAGTGTCACTTATGGGTTCTATAACTCAAAGAACAAAGACCGGCGATACGACGCCATTCAAATGTCCAGTATTTTTGACGGGATCATTCGTGACGGCATTTTGCAGCATGTCGGGACTGCTATGATGGTGAATGCATCTACTGGCATGATGGTGAATGTCGGAATCGGACGGGCGTGGTTCAATCATACCTGGACACTAAATGACGCCTTACTTCCATTGACTGTACCGCAGTCGGAAGTGATTCTGAATCGAATTGATGCGGTTGTTTTGGAAGTGGATTCTAGAGAATCGGTTCGCGCAAATGCAATCAAAATCATCAAAGGCACGCCGGCCACCAATCCGGTGAAACCAACGATGATTAGTACAAATGACCGTTGGCAATATCCATTAGCGTATATTCGGGTGAATTCCGGGGTTACTTCCATTCGCCAGGCAGACATTACAAATGCAGTTGGTACATCGGAGTGTCCGTTCGTAACGGCTCCATTGGAGATGATGTCCATCGATGCCTTGGTTGCGCAGTGGAAAGACCAGTGGGATGCCTTCTATGAAAAAGAGACATCCGATATGGAAGCCACAAATGCCTTCTGGAAAGAGCAGTGGTCAAAATGGTTCAACGCCCAGACGGAAGAAATCCAGCAATCTTATCTGGAATGGGAAAAGCAGTGGGATGATTGGTATGCCGCTCAGACGGCGGATATGCAGGAGACAAACACCTATTGGAAACAGTTATGGGCGTCTTGGTTTAACGAGTACACGAACAACAATACGTCTGAAATGGCCGCGTGGAGAGAGAACGCTCAGGCATTGTTTGATGAGTGGTTTCAGCAGTTGAAGGATACTCTTTCGGAAGATGTGGAAGCGAACCTGGCAAACCAGATATTGGAGTTGCAGGAAAGGACGAAGGTTCTGGAAGAAATTGTAGATGGAATTCGGACAGAATTTACCGTGTACAACAAGCTTTATGACAATGGATACGAGAATTACGACAATCTTCTCGATTCATCAGAAGGAACTATCATTGATAGTAACGTAGACCCGATTGTGGCTCGTGCATATTCCAGCTCCTTGATTCTGGATAGCAACGGACAGCCTATCGACGGCCGCGTTATTTTTTGTATTAAGTAAAAGGAGGACATGTCAAAAATGAAAATTACGGATTACGAGAAAGTCCAAACGTTGGATTCGAGCAATATTGTATTGATCGATGGAAACAATGGGACAAAAACCATCCTTGTAAGCGATCTCGCAAAGGCTTTGGTTAAGCTTCTCAGTTCTCAGGACTTTATTTCCGGAGTTAATCTGTCGGAGCTTACTCAGATCAATACTTTGACGGCAGATGACAAACTGCTGATTGGAACGGCTGAGGGAAACAAAGCCATTGGTGCAGACGATTCACTCTTTGCGATTCTGGACGCTTTCATTCCGAAGGAGCAGCGTCGGATGATTTACAGAGGGAAGAATCTTGGTGCTGTTGTGACTGAAGAGCAGAAGGCCAACATTAAGAATGGGACTTTTAAGGGTTTCTTCCTTGGCGATTATTGGACTATCGGCAGCTATACTTGGAGGATTGTGGATTTCGATTACTGGTATAACTGCGGCGATACAGCATTCACTACCCCTCATCTGGTTATTATGCCGGATAAACCGCTTTACAACGCACAGATGAACGAGACAAACATCACAACCGGCGGGTACGTTGGTTCTAAAATGTACACTGAAAATCTGGCACAGGCAAAGACGTTGGCGGCAAGCGCGTTTGGCGATTTGATTCTCACCCATCGCGAACATTTGACAAATGCAGTCACAAACGGATATCCGTCTGGTGGGTCTTGGTATGATTCGACATTGGAACTTCCTAATGAGATTATGATGTACGGTTCACATGTCTTCGCTCCTTCTGGTGATGGTTCATTTGTTTCTAACAGATACACCATTAGTAAGACACAGCTTGCTCTGTTTACAGTAGTCCCGAAGCTGATTTCAAATCGTGCAACGTTCTGGCTCAGAGATGTCGTTTCTTCGGCTCGTTTCGCTGTTGTGGGCAGCTTTGGCCAGACGGCCTCCGGCTACGCTTCGAACTCTGGTGGGGTTCGTCCGGTCTTCGCTATTGGTTAGTCTGAATCCAGGGGCCCTGTGCCCCGTGAAAAAAACCGTACGCAGGTGACAACTATTTGTGCTATAAAGAGAAAAAATCTAAAGAAAGGCGAGAATCAAAATGGGTGATAAGATTTATAAAATTACTCTGACCGATGGTACAGTCATTAACGATTTGAAGTTAAATGGAAATAATTTTATTTCTTCAACTGAGATTGAAGAGTCGATCTTTGACGACAATCTTTTGACCGTAACGATTAACGATGGTGAGAAGGATGAACTCCATACTAATATGGAACTGGTTCAGATTTCCAAAGTGGGGTCAGAATACTGGTTTGTACTTCGGGATATTCCCGAAACTGAGCTGGCATTTATCAAGATGCAGTCGGATATCGAATATGTTGCCATGATGTCCGAAATTGAACTGTAAGGGAGGATCATAGAAATGGCAGAACATAGCAAAAATTACGATAAAGTAAAGCGGTACTACAATATGGGTATGTGGAACGAAACCCGTGTTCGTAATGCGGTAAAAATGAATTGGATTACAGAAGAGGAATTCAAGGAAATCACGGATAAGGACTATGCATGAGCGTCCTTGTAAGTGATCGAACTGAATCCAAATTTGAGGCAATTACATATTCAATCGAATTACACGATATGTTAATTGACCTTATTATCCGTACCGCATTGACAATTACGTCAAATATGTAAGGAGCCAGAAGTTCTATGGAAGATATATGGACGACTGGTACATCATGAATCCGAGTAAAGAGGAATTGTTGGATTTACTTGATAACATTCATCGGATTGCAGAAGAGTATGGAATCCACATCAATAAGAAGAAAACTCGAATTGTGAAGATTTCCAGCACCTATAAATTTCTGCAAATCAAATATAGCTTAACGGATTCCGGAAAGATAATCAAACGAATCAATTCAAAGCGGGTTACTACGATGCGAAGAAAGCTCAAGAAGCTCGCTGTCAAGGTGAAGAATGAGGAGATTTCGTATGAAAATGTAGAGAACATGTTTCGAGGCTGGATGGGAGGCTTCTATAAGCTTTTATCCAGGGAGCAAAGGAAAAACTTAATAGGTCTCTATGAAGATTTGTTTGAAAAATCGATTACGATTGTCAACAAAAAGATCGTTGTAACCGACAAAATCAAATAAATATTGGAGGATGCTAAAATGGAGCCATGGTTTCAAATGGTAGCAACAATTGTTTGCGCCGTCATAGCTTCTTCTGGGTTTTGGGCGTATATCCAGAAACGAGGCGAAAAGAAAGATGTAAAAACTCAAATGCTCATCGGATTAGCGCATGACCGGATTGTGTATCTTGGAATGTGTTATATCGAACGAGGACGGATCACTCAAGACGAGTATGAAAACCTCAATGATTACCTTTATAAACCTTATGAAAAAATGGGTGGGAATGGTTCGGCACAGAAAATCATGCTGGAAGTCAATAAACTTCCCATCCACAAATCGACATATGTTGAAGAAAATTAGTAGGAGGAAAAATCATGATGGAACAGATTATGAATTATGTGCAGCCGGAACTGATCGTCGTGGCGATTGTCCTGTACTTCTGTGGTATGGGTCTGAAACAGACGCAGACAATTAAGGACAAGTATATTCCGCTGATTCTCGGTGCTTCTGGCATCGTCCTTTGTGGGATTTGGGTTCTGGCAACGTGTCCACTGGGGAACGGTCAGGAGATTGCAATGGCTATATTTACGGCAATCGTTCAGGGAATTTTAATGGCGGGCCTCAGTACCTATGTGAATCAAATTATTAAACAGGCAAATAAAGACGAGTAACTGGAGCGGGCAACCGTTCTTTTTTTATGTCTCAAAAAGAGAGGATGAGAGAATATGGCTATTAACAAAGTAATCTACGGTGGAGAGACATTGATCGATTTGACCGGCGATACCGTAACTGCTGATAAGATTCTTTCCGGCTTTACCGCCCATGACAAGGGGGGGGAGTCAATCACAGGTACTTGTGAATACGATGTAGATTCTTCCGATGCGACGGCTGCTGTTGCTGAAATCCTTCAGGGAAAGACCGCGTACGTACGAGGTCAGAAACTGACGGGAACCATGAAGAATAACGGAGCGGTGACTGGAACGATTTCTGCTAAGGATGAAGAGTACACCATTCCGCAGGGACACCATGACGGTTCTGGTAAAGTTGGTATTGCGGCATCAGAAAAAGAGAAACTTATTCCAGACAACATTCGGGAAGGTATTACCTTGCTGGGTGTAGAAGGCGCCATGTCTGGTACAGAAGATGCCAAACCCCAGGCAAAGACAGTAACACCTTCGACGGAATCGCAAACAATCCTTCCGGATTCTGATGACGGATACAATTATTTGTCTCAGGTTACGGTTAAAGCAATCCCATACAATGAGAGTGAAAATCCCGCTGGAGGTACTACGGTAACTATCGGGTAGGAGGGAGGCTTAAATGGCTGCAAGTAAAGTCGTTTACAGCGGCAGAACCCTCATAGACCTGACTGGGGATACCGTAACTGAAGAATCTCTATTGCGTGGTTATACTGCTCATAAAGCGGACGGAACGTTGATAACGGGAACGGCCTTTGATGGTTATCCGAATGAGTTTACATTCTTGGATGTTCTGGAAGACTCGAACGGACATGCAATACAGGATTCTTCAGAGGATGTTCTTTATGGGCGGACTGTATATCGCAAAGCAAGAAATAATGTGATATTTGATTCGTACGGAGACATCATAGAAGATAGTTCTATCGTATAAACGGATCATGAGTTAGATGTAAATCAGAGTGGAAAAAGGTGTAGGAATGTCGTTTACTTCTTGAGCATTCCTACACCTTTGCTATTCAGCCATTGAAAATACTGGGTTTTTTGTTTCCATAATAGAAACTTACTAGACAAGAGATTTGTCAAAAATCCAGTAAAATCAATACTTTTAGAAGTGGTTAGGAGTGGGTAAAAGCAGGGAAATGTAGGTAACTCGTACATTATTCCTGCACCATTCCTATATCTATATTCCTACACTTTGTTAAGCGTCCGAACCCTTTTCTGGCTCAGAGATGTCGTTTCTTCGGCTGCTTTCGCTGGTGTAGGAACCAATGGTAATACGCACCACTCAGACGCTTCGAATCCTAATGGGGTTCGTCCGGTCTACAAGCTATTTTATTTTTTCAATCTCTTCTCGCAACCAATCAAATTCTCTAGCCGTATAGACCTTTTCCGTAATATCCGTGATCTTATGTCCCACCATATATTTGATGGCGTACTCATCCACGTCATATTTTTTTGCCATCGTGACGAAATGTTTTCTGCCATCGTGCGGACGGTGTTCAGGGTTTAGATTAAGCTCGTCACGAATGCGGCTAAATACTCTTTGATAGCGGTTATAGGTAAGCTTGATATTTTTCTGTCGGCTATCTGGATCGACATAGTTAAAAAGATATTTGCTTCCTAGCTTTTCGGCTTCTCTATATTTTCGTTCCACAAGGGATTGAATTCTGGGATGGATAGGTACGGTTCGGTCTTCGCCGGCTTCTGTTTTCATGCCACCAGTAAAGATCCATTTCGATAAATCAACATTGCTCAGTTCAATCAATCCCAATTCCTGTGGTCTCCAACCAGAATAACATTGAATCAGAAGAACATCAACACAATATTTATCATCAACATGTTCCCAAAGTAACTTCATTTCATCGTCGGAGAATGGAATGTGTTCCTTCTTGACGGTCTGAATTTCTTTGATGGTTTCATCAGTCAAGGTAAAAGTTCGAGCGTAATTCTGTTTGACAATTTCATATTCCAAAGCATAATCCAGCATCAGGTTGAATAGAGACTTGATTTTGTTCTTCATGGAAGCGCTCGGTTTCTGCTCTTTTCCCTTTACGATGGCGACGCCCTCATCCATACAGCCTTTCACATGGCGAGCTCGGATATCCATAACTCGCATATCATAGACAGACGAACAATACGCCCATGCAGAGTCTACGGCTCTTGCACTGGAATCATTCTTCAAAGTCTTGAAATATTCTTCGGTCCACTTTTCATACAGTTCTTTTGCTGTGATAGCGGGTTCCAAATCATATGGATTCTTATTGTACTCTACCAAGGCTGCATACGCATCGTTATAGGTTGGAAAATAAGATTCCGGCTTTAGTGGCTTGCAGATCGGCTTTCCCTCTGGCGTTTTTCCAACTGTAACCATGGCCCGAAAAGGGTTTCTTAGATTCCGGTTCTTAATTTCACTGATCTGTCCAAACCCATTAGGGAGCCGTCTCCGTTTGTTATTTTTACTTCGAGGCTTCCTAGGTCTGACATCTGGCTGCATGGGATAACCACAATGGGGGCAGAATGTCGCCTTGTCGCTTACCTGCAACTCACATTCAGGGCATTTTATCAACATGCTTCATACCTCCTCAATACCTTTGTAAAACGAGATTTTCCGTGTGGCAAGGTTGATTTATCATCAGTAATCATATATGATGGTGTAGGAATTGTCAACTCCTACACTAAACTTTTTAAAGGGATGGGTATATGGTTAGTGATGAAAAATTAACCTGTCGGAACTGCGGGGCAAGGTTGAAACGGTATGATAACGTGTCGAGAATTGTGCGAACAAAAGGAAGAAAAACATCATGGGTAAAGGTGGAACGGTTTCGTTGCCCTGTTTGCGGACAGATACATAGGGAATTGCCGGATTATATTTTTCCATACAAACAGTACGAAGCCGAGGTAATTCGTGGCGTTCTGGAAGGATTTATTACTTGCGAAACATATGGATATGAGGATTACCCTTGTGAAATGACGATGATTCGATGGAGGAATTCGCAGGAATTACAACTCCTTTTGTGAAAGATAAAACGAAAGGAGATTCATAATGTCAAAAGAGGAAAAGCACTTACAGACTAAAATTCGAATATTTGAGGATATGCTTTTACGATGTAAGAATTTTGGTCAAGCAGAAGCGATTCAAATCGAATTGACAAGAATGAGAGCAAAATTACAAAAATTATATTTCAAGAGAATGGAGTCCTAACAAGGGCTCTTTCTTTTTGTCGTTTTGCCACTGAGGTTGTTTTAACAAATTGCGGTTCCTATCCTAGAATAGCCGTTGAAAGGAGGTAACAGTCAATGGAAGAAATGATATTTGCACAGGGCTCCGTTCCGGTAGCGGTTGTCGCCAGAGTATATGGGAAAGATGCTTCCTGGGTTCGAGCCGGCATTATATCCGGATGGCTTCCCATTGGAAAAGCTACTAGAAACGGAAAGTTGATTACCAACATCGAAGAGATGAATTCGAAGTACGGACGCATCAACTTTTATATTTCTCCAAAGCGGCTCTGGGAAGAAACCGGATATTTATGGAAAGGAGAGAAACGTTAATATGGCAACAACGATTCGTCCAGAATTATCCGAGAAAAACCCATATTGGATTGAGCGTCACCGGTACTATGAATTGAAGCATTTCTGCCTACAGTATCCGATATGGAAGAAAGCATATGCCGCTCTGGATGGGCTTAGCCGCCGGCCTGCTGATATGGAGATATTCTCAAGAAACAGAACGACTGGCGATCCGACAGCTCGATGTGCAGAAGCTCGATCTTACTATTTGGATCGTATGAAAACGGTCGAGCAAACGGCGATTGCAACAGATGCGGAATTATCCAATTATATTTTAAAAGGCGTAACCGAAGGATGGTCTTATGACATCTTGAAAGCTAGATTAAATATCCCATGCTGCAAGGATGTTTACTACAACTTGTACAGACGGTTCTTCTGGTTACTGAATAAAGCGAGGGATTGAAATGAAGATTGTAGACATAGCAGTCAAGAAAGTCTATCGCTTCAACTGTCCGAATTGTCAGAGCCGATTGGAGGCAGACAGCAAAGAGGTGGTGGACATCGGAGGAAAGGTATGTAAATTCCATTGTCCTGTATGTCGAAAAGAGCGGTATATTGCCTGGTCCGACATGAGAAAGAAAATTGTGTATGAGGGCGAGGGAACGCAGAAATAACATCTTTAAAGACTGAGCCAGCAATGGCTCTTTCTTTTTTATCCTAGGATAAAACACAGTACCAAGGTATCCGAAAGACATGCTATGTTGATATGTGAAAAAATCCCGGGTAGGAAATTTGGAAAAATGTTTTGGAAAGGCAGGATTGAAGATGGAGCTCATTCTTTGCATGATTATTGGCATCATTATTGGGATTGTCTTCGGACGACAGGTATTCCGAAGGGATGTCGTTGGTTCGCTGCGGGTCGATCAATCCGATCCAGACAGCGGACCTTATTTGTTTTTGGAACTGTCCCATAAGGGAGCGGATGCGATATATAAGAAAAGATATGTGGTCTTGAAAGTCAACATCAAAAATTATATTTCGCATGAATAACAAGTCCTTTTATGGAACAGTTAATGAATTCACGAAAGGAGAACTAAAATGGGTGAAAACATCAAAGAATTGCTGAACGAGGAGATAGCAGCGGAGATTCAGGCGATATCTTCTCTGGATTCGGGTAGCGAAGAGAAATCAAAGGCTATAGAGGATCTGGCAAAGCTGTACCGTTTGAGAATCGAGGAAACCAAAAGTGAGCTGGACGCGGAGGATAAGCGAAGCCGGCGTACGTTGGAAAGTGAAGCGAGTGTCCGGGAAAACGAGATTAAGAAATCTCAGTTGGACGAGCAGATCAAGGCCGATGTGCAGGATGAGCAATATAAGCGCTCTCAGCTTGACGAACAGGTGAAAGATCGATATTTCAGACTGGGTATTGCAGCGGCAGAGCTTCTCATACCGTTGATGTTCTACGGTATCTGGATGCGGAAAGGATTTAAGTTTGAGGAAACCGGAACTTATACCTCGACAACATTCAGAGGATTGTTCAATCGTTTTAGACCGACAAAGAAATAATTAACCGGTAAGAAATGAGGAGGGCGTGATATACACATGTCCTCTTCGTTTTTGCGTGATTTTTACAGACGCTATTATGGAAAGGAGATGCGTCAAAGAGCTCTTTGTCTCTTGACCGTACACCGGAAGAAACCGTACAATAATAGCGGTTCTTTCGAAAAACGAAAGGAGATAATATTTATGAGCCACAAAATTATCAAACCAGAAGGTATTGAATTGATTGAGTACCTGAATAACGGATATGCGATTTGCAATCGGTGTGGAGCCGTTATGAGGCAAGCAGAAGATCCGAAGACTGGATGCGGAGTTTATATCTGTCCATCGTGTGGATTAAAGGTGGACGAAGAAGATTACGAGTATGAGTCCGATGAAGAAGTAGAATGGACGGAAGAAATGCTCGATATGGAACAAGGAGATATTCCGCCAGCCGGATGCAGAGCCTGCGGAGGACCATACCCATATTGCAAAACGTCATGTAAGCTATTTGATGACTAAAAATATTATTGAGAGAAGGTCTATGCTTTGGCATAGGCTTTTTCTTTTTGGAGAATAAATGATGCGATACCATTATGAAAAACCGGACATCTATTTATCGATGTATGGAAAAGTATATTTTTGCGATCATCCAGTCTATCATTGCTGCACTCTGTTCCAAATCGGGGAAAAGGGACTGGCAGTTATCCAACAACGATTTGATGAGAAAACGAAGAGCACCTGGTGGGGAGAAGTGGACCCATGGATTACGGATGATTTATATTTGCATCCGCATTTTAAAGAATACTTTGATATACGTTCTGGGATGGCTACGGACGGGCTTTATCCGACTGTGACGGTTCGCCAGATTATGTGGGCTTTAAAAATGAAGCCAATTAAGAGAGAACGTTGGGAAACTGTCTTTGACAGACGGGATATTTAATCCGCAAAAATCACAGCTCCTTTTATGGAAAACTGATTAAAAGCGAAGGAGTTTAAAGGTGATGGACGAAATGAAAATCAGCTCAAAATTTACACGAATGTTGCTTTCGAAATTAGCAAAAGGGGTATTACATAAAAAGCTTGGATATAGCGTAGATATCCAGCTAAACGAGTTGAATGCTTCGATTTCAGATGAGAAAGCACATGTGCATGTAAGTATTGATGCGGATATGAGTAAAGAAGAACTCATGAAAATTCTGAAGAAGATCGGTTTGAATTAAAAGGATTGAGCCAGCAATGGCTCTTTCTTTTTACTTCGCAAAATTTACAATTCCTATTATGGAGAAACAGTTAGCTCATTGGTAGAGCGCCACATTTCTGTGGAGGTAATCAGTTCGAATCTGATACTGGTTCTCTTTTATTTTTATCAATCAGGAAAGGGGGATTTTAAGGAGGTGATCAGAAACTTGAGCTTGGACGAATTGGAGTTGATTCTGTGCGATATGTATGAAATGGACGAATGGTTGCCAAATCCGGTGTTTGACAAGAACGGGTTTGCAAAGACGAGCAATACCTTATGGGCGATTGGAGAATTTCGAAATTATGTAGCCAATCATATTTACCCCCAAACCAAAACGTCTATAAAAAATCTGGAAGCAATGGCACGATCGTTTACAGAGAAAATGGAAGACTTTGCTTCTATGAATCAACAGAACAGTTCTATATTTACTGCCGCTAAGATAGTCGGCGAAAACATTCAAGACCTATTATATGCCATGGAATAGAATAAAACGAAAGGAGAACGCCATGCAAAAACCTATATACGTACTTTGGTTTATATGGTTGGGACTGTGACTCTATCGTTATCCTTAATCCATCAGTAGTACCGATTTAAAAACGAAAGGAGAACATCATGCAAAAAGTTAAAATCCCAAAAAGAGTTGGACGCCAATTGTATCGCTCATCTCCAACAATTTTAACAGTAGTAGCTTCTGTTGGAGTTATCGTAACGACCATTACTGCCGTTCGAGCAACTCCCAAAGCAATAAAACTGCTGAAAGAAGCGGAGGCGGAGAAGGGTGAAAATCTAACCAAAGTGGAAATTATCCGAGTGGCTGGACCGTCTTATATTCCTTCTACGTTACTTGGAATTTCAACCATTGTCTGCATATTTGGAGCAAACGCGTTGAATCAAAAGAAACAGACTTCCTTGATGAGTGCATACGCCATGCTTAATGAATCCTATAAGCAATATCGGAAGTCAGCCAAAATTGTTTATGGGGAAGATGCGGATGGCAAAATCCATGCGGAAATGGCGAAAGATGCAATGGTGCATACATACGATTGGGGCTATCAGGTCTATAACATGGATATGGATTCGGAAAGTGAGCGGCTACTTTTCTATGATCTTGCCTCGAAGAAGTATTTCAGAACCACAATGGCGGCGGTGCTAAATGCTCAATATCACGTAAACCGGAATCTCGCTGTCGGGGGTGACTGTTCGTTAAACGAATATCTATCATTCCTTGGAGTTGAAGGTATAGACGGAGGCGATGATCTTGGTTGGGATATTTCCTATATGGTGGAAGAAATGGATTGCTATTGGTTGGATTTTGATAATTATAAATCAACGTTAGAAGATGGACTGGAGTGCATCATTATCGACACGATGGCAGTCAACAAATTTGAATGATTCGCAAAAATTACAGGCTGTATTATGAAAAGGAGGCTAATGCTTTATGAAGAACAAAAATTTTATCAAGGCCATTGGTATTGCAGTTACGGTGATCGGATTTGGAGTAAGTATCCTTACCGATTGGGTAAACGAAAAGAAAATGGATGAAAAAATTGAGGAAAAGGTTAATGAGGCACTTGCCAAAAGAGACGATGAAAACGAAGAGGAGTCCTAACAAGGGCTCTTTCTTTTTAGTTTGGAGCAAGTGCTGATGAATGACGAGGTTATTCAAAAAATTCTAAATTATGCGAATGAGCATCTATTTGAACCCGGAGGAAATTGGCCTAAATCAGCTATCATGGAGCGTTCGTATGAAAAGTGGGCTGTTGATGAAATTCTACTGGCCATTATGGATCATCCGATGACAGAAGCTGATTTGGTGATAGAAGGCTTCATATTGAAAATGGAGCTATTCCTTCATATATCGGATGAGCCAACAAACAACTACATATTTCAAGTAGCAGAAAATACGGCCGAGACACTTCTCGGTCTTATTTTATAACCGCAACAATTTATATTTTCGAAAGGAGAAACATCATGAAGGTATTAAGAAAGCAGGAAATCGACACAGCAAATATCCAGGTAGGAGATCAGATGGTTATTCCTCTGGCAGAGCTTGGGGAGTTTACGGCGACAGTTCACAAGGTTACGGACGAGGGTGTCATGTTTATATTTGACGATTATGTTACTCGTCGGCCTATGAACAACCGAAACACAAACAAAGGCGGCTTTGAAAAGTCCGATTTGAAAAAGTGGATGGATACGGTTTTGTATATGGCGTTCCCGGAGGAACTGCGTGACAAGATTTACGGACTTACACTACCCACTGTTGGTCAGATTGTAGGCCATGAGGACGAATGGGACAACAAGAATCTGGAACCGGATACCAATGAGCAGCTTCCTTTGATGAAGAAATGCAAGAATCGGATTGCTTGTTTTGAGGATCAGCTTGCATGGGGATGGCTGAGAAATGCAACAAAAGAGGAGTTTTCTTCGGCTCATTTCGCTGGTGTGTACGGCAATGGCGGTACGTACTACTGCAACGCTTCGGACTCTCTTGGGGTTCGTCCGGAATTCTGGTTGGTTAAGCAGGAATCCAGGGGCCCTGTGCCCCGTGAAAACAAAGTGTCTTATAAGACTCTTAAAGGATGGAATCCAAAGAATAAGGTAACAAAAGAGTCCTTACAGGAAGAGATTTCTGAGAAAGAAAACGAGATTAAGCTTCTCAAACAGGAGATCAAAAATCTGGAAGAGAAAGAGATGTTTGCAAAAGCTGCTTCTGGGATGAAGAACCTGAAGGATCGCTTTGTAGAAGCCGGCTTTACCGAAGATGAAGCGTTTCACATGGTTCTTGAGTTATCCAAAACAGCTTTAGGAATTGGAGGAAGGAAGTAATGAAAAAAGAAATAGCCAAGAGCTTTTTGTCACTGAAAACAGCGATTAAAAAGCATAGTCCGGAGATTCTTACCGGAATTGGTATTGCAGGAATGATTACAACCACGGTTATGGCTGTACGAGCAACGCCTAAGGCGCTGATTCTCATTGAAGAGAGAAAAGAGGAAATCGGAGCCGAAAAGCTTGAAGCGATGGATATGGTGAAAACAACATGGGCGTGTTATATTCCGGCAGCGATTACAGGCACACTCTCTGTTGCCTGCCTGATTGGAGCCAGCTCAGTGAATGCTCGGAGAAATGCCGCACTTGCAACAGCATATACCTTATCCGAATCTGCACTCAAAGACTATCAGGGAAAAGTCATTGAGATGTTTGGGGAGAAGAAGAATGAGGCTGTGAAAGATGCCGTTGCTAAGGATAAGGTTGAAAAGAATCCAGTGGTAACAAGAGAGGTAATCATTACAGAAAAGGGGAACACACTCTGCTATGATGCAATTTCCGGAAGATATTTCAAAAGCGATATTGAGAAGATCAAAAAAGCAGAGTGCGAACTGAATCGGCAGATGCTGGATGATATGTATGTATCTCTGAATGACTTCTACTACGAAATCGGCCTGGACAGTGTAAAACTTGGGGATGAGCTTGGATGGAATGTCGATAGTGGATATATTGATTTATCATTCAGCTCTCAGTTAGCCAGCGATGGAACCCCGTGTCTGGTAATTGATTATAGTGTAGCTCCACGATATGATTACCGGAATCTGTTATAAACGCGCGAAAAATACAGCGGCTTTAATGAAAGAAGAATCACACATTTTCAAGAGTTGAAAGGAGAATAAACATGGAAACCAATGAAATCATGAACAACGAAGAGGTTATGGAGGCAACTACTGAGGAAGTCGTTAAAGCGAGTTCCGGAAAAGGGTTTAAGGTTGCGGCTGGTATCGGTTTAGCCGTACTTGCAGGTGTTGTAATCTACAAGTATGTGGGTAAGCCGATGATTGCTAAGATCAAAGCCCAGAAGGAGCAGCGGATTATCGACGCTGAGTGGGATGATTCTGAAGAGCCAATCGTGGAGAACGAGAAAAAGGATTCCGAAGAAGCTTAAAGAGAAAAATGTGTTTCAACACGAGGGAGAGTACCTGTAACAAGGTGCTTTCCCTTTTTTCTTTTATCCGGAGGTGACATTGATGAATTTATATTTGTATGACGGACCAGTGATGGAATTTGACAACTGCGTTGCTAATCGTTGGACTGCTTCTACACGGGCGGTCTCTGAAAAGAAGGCAAGGTCAAATCTTACCTATCAATTTAAAAAGAAGAACAATCGACTTCCGGGTACAAAGATTATATTGCCTGGAAAGATTAGTTTAGTGAGTGGAAAGGAGACAACTTAATGGAGGAATATAAGCCGAATTCCCACAAGTCAAAGGAAGAACAGAAAGACCTTGTTCCTGAAAAGCGTGTAGAAAAGGTGATTTCTGGGACGGTAAAGCCGAAGAAAAAATCAGAGATGCAGAAGTTTGCAGATGTATTCATTTCCGAAGATGTTAATAATGTGAAATCTTATATTGTCATGGATGTCCTCGTGCCGGCGATTAAAAAGGCAATTTCCGATATAGTAACCAATGGTATTGATATGATTCTTTATGGAGAGGCCGGAAAGTCGAAAAAGAATTCGACAGCGTCCAAGGTATCCTATCAGAAGTATTACGACAGCGGAAAGAAGGATTATACGGCACCGAAGAGTCGGACGAGCTATGAATATGATGAACTCTTATTTGAAACTCGTGGGGATGCTGAATCGGTATTGGACGCTATGAATGAGATTATCGCACAGTATGAGGTGGTCAGTGTTGCAGATCTTTATGATCTGGCAAACGTATCCAATGACAACTATGCTGCCAATAAATACGGATGGACTGATATTGCCGGATGCAGGGCGGTTCGGGTAAGGGACGGTTATATTTTGAAACTGCCTAAACCGATGCCGTTGTAAAAGGAGGAATGCAAGATGTATGAGTCAGAAGATAAGATGGTATCTCATCCAGATCATTATATTTCTGAAACAGGTATGGAAGTTATTGATGTGATCGAAGCCTTTACCTTCGATTTAAAAGGGATTGAGGCTACCGATACCGCAAACATTATCAAATATGCTTGCCGTTGGAAGAAGAAAAACGGAATTCAGGATTTGGAGAAAATCCTTTGGTACACACAGCATCTGATTGATCATTTAAAAAAAGTAGAAGAGGAGAATAAATAACCATGAAAAAAGCAGAGATTGTAAAGAGCATGAACGGTTTTCTTAGTAAGACCAGTTTCCAGTTAAAGAAGCATAGTCCGGAGATTCTTGTCGTTGCCGGAGTTATTGGCGTGGTTACAAGCGCAGTAATGGCGTGTAAAGCAACGACAAAGGTGGGAGAAATTCTGGATAAGACAAAGGAAGATGTCGAAGTAATTCATAAATGCGAGGAAGACGAATCTGTGAAGGAGCAGTATTCCAGTGAGGATGCCAAAAAGGATTTGGCGATTGTTTATGTCCAGACCGGAGTAAAATTCGCTAAGCTGTATGGACCTTCCGTTGTGCTCGGTGCGTTGTCGATTACCAGTATTCTGGCATCCAATAACATCCTTCGTAAGAGAAATGTGGCTCTTGGAGCAGCCTATGCAGCTATAGACAAGGGATTTAAAGAGTATCGCAGTCGTGTTATTGAACGGTTTGGCGAAGAGGTTGACCGTGAACTGAAATATAATCTTAAAGCCAAGAAGTTTGATGAAACGGTGATCGACGAGGAGACCGGAAAAGAGAAGAAAATTAAGAAGAACGGCTTTGTGGTAAGTCCGGCAGATATCAGCGGTTATGCTAGATTTTTTGAAAAGTACACGCAGGATGAAGATGGAAATTCTATTCTGAACCCTCACTGGGAAAGCAATAACGAATACAATCTGATGTTCATCAAAGCTCAGGAGCGTTACGCGAATGACTTGCTGAAAGCGAAGAAGCGTGTATTTCTGAATGAAGTTTATGAAATGCTCGGACTTCCGAGAACAAAAGCCGGCCAGATTGTTGGTTGGGTTTATAATCCGGAAAATCCCAAAGGAGATAATTACATTGACTTCGGCCTGTATTCCGATAATCTGAGTTATTCAGATTATGTCAATGGATTTGATCAGGCAATCCTTCTGGATTTCAATGTCGATGGAAACATCTGGGATTTGATGTGAGGAAAAATTTATAACTATCCCTAAGAGTTACTGTAATTCTTAGGGATAGCTTTTTATTTGGGAGGAATTTATGCACAGGTTAATCAAAGTAATAACGGTTCCGATATTGTGCGGTATTGTAATAGCTTCTTCCTTTTTTATATCTGAATTTCACTCAGATGGGGAAGACGTTGCTGCAATATTCAAAGCAATCGTTGTCGAAAAGACTGAGCCGGTTATTACGGTTTCGCAAGAGGGGTTTATTCCGATTGCAGCAGAGGAAACAGAGGAATCAACGACAGAAGCAATACCCGAATTGCCTAGGGAAGATGTGGAGCTGATCGCTCTTGTCACGATGGCAGAAGCCGAAGGCGAATGTGAAGAAGGAAAACGCCTAGTTATTGATACAGTACTTAACCGAGTAGATTCGGAATATTTCCCGGATACCGTATATGAGGTGATTTATCAGCCAAATCAATTTTCATCCATGTGGAACGGACGAGTGGACAGATGTGAAGTCCGAGAGGATATTTGTGAGCTCGTCTACGAGGAGCTGGAGTCGAGAACTAATTATGATGTCGTATTCTTCACAGCAGGAGAATACAGCGCATATGGCGTTCCGATGTTCCAGGTTGGGAATCATTATTTTTCAAAGTATGAATAAGGAAGGAGAATCATTATGCGTAATCTTTTAGCGTTTGTATCTTATACGTTAGCGGCAATGTCCGGTATCTGCTTTGTTGGTGGAATCGCAATTCTGTCAACAGGAAGGGAGAACTAATATGGACGGCTTGGAGAATGTAATATCGGTATTGGATTATGTTCTGAATACCAAGAGAAAAAGACATATTATGGGAGGCATTCTGTTGAGTGTCTCTTTTCTTTTTGGCGGTTTGGCAATAACCGTGATGACAATCAGAAACGAGGAGGAAGAGGATGAGCAGTAAAAGAATGGCTTTCCTTGCTTTTATTGCTGGAGCAGGGATAGGCTCTGTGTGCACATGGCAACTGCTGAAGCGGAAATATGAGTTGATTGCTCAGGAAGAAATTGATTCTGTGAAAGCGGCTTATGCCACAAGAGAAACTGGAAAGAGTTTTGTAGAAGGCTTTTGTAACGGACTTAAAGTAGCAGAAGACAGAACTCAGAAGGACGAGAGTGATGTGGACTTCAAAAAGTATGCATCTATCATCCAGAAAGAGGGATATACGGACTATTCCAGAAGTGTCGAGGAAAAGAAAGGAGAGGCGTTTGTGGAAAAGCCTTACATCATTTCGCCAGAGGAATTCGGCGAATTTGAAGAGTATGAAAAAATCAGCCTCACTTACTATGCGGATGAAGTCCTGGCTGATGAAAATGATGAAGAGGTAGACGATGTGGATGAAATTGTCGGTGAGGAATCCCTGAACCATTTTGGTGAATATGAGGATGACTCCGTATTTGTCCGAAACGACCGGTTAAAGTGCGATTATGAAATCCTGCTTGACCAGAGAAACTACTCGGATGTCGCAAAGACAAGGCCGCATCGAGTGGAGGAGTAATGACGAAGAACGAGCTTAATGATGCATATTTTAACTGGATGTATCAGCTTGTATTTGATGGAAGATATTCAAAGAAATTATCGTATCGGAAGCTTTTAAGAGAGATGCATCGAATTGAATTTACATACAGCATTCCGATGGATGGAAACCGGGCGGAGGATGGAGTGGATTTAAGGTATCGGTTTGGTTATGAAAACGGATACAGCAGCTCCATGATCTCCGCCTATTTGGATAATCGGATGTGCAGTGTGCTGGAGATGATGATCGCACTTGCGATTCGATGTGAGGAACATATTATGGACGATCCGGACGTTGGGAACCGAACTGGACAGTGGTTCTGGAACATGATTGTCAATCTTGGCCTTGGCTCTATGAATGATTCCAAGTTTGACCGGGATTATGTCGAGGACATTGTCCAGCGGTTTCTGGATCGGAAGTATAGCCGCAATGGTGACGGTGGGCTGTTTACCGTAAATCACAGCCGATACGATTTAAGGTCTGTTGAAATCTGGTATCAGATGTGCTGGTACTTGGACGAAAATACTTAGAAGGAGAGATTGCTATGGGTCACAGCGAAGTAATGAAGTGGTTTGAAAACTATTTTCCTGATTATTCAGGGGATCGGATCGATGTATGGTTTCCAAATGGAAGAAACAGCATTCGTATCCGCCAGAAAAATGGTCAGGAATTTATATTCACTTATCATAATCAGAAAGATTGGAGATTTGAGACGATTACCAGTTTTCTGAATGGAATGAAGGGAGGAAAAAAGTAAGATGTGCGAGGTTATGAATTATATTTTCGGAAGTCTCAGCAATTCGGAGACGGCAATCCGGTCCATTCGGAAATCCCTGAATAAACAAGCCCGCTATAACCGGAATTTAAGCACGTTGGCTCTTATCATGACAGTTAATCTGGTTCTCCTGGAGCTGGACCGTGTGGAGCAGAAAAAGAGGATTGAGAAACTGGAATCGACAATAGAGGAATTGAAGCGCGATAAAGGAGAGTAAAAAATGAGATGATCGACTTTTTGATGATTTCCACACGTAGTACAAAGCGTGGTGTAATTGAAATCTATCCGAAGTTCATTATTAAGAAAAGCTCCGATCTGATGATTCGAGGTGGTGACTTCTACGCTATCTGGATTGAGGAACGAGGTTTATGGTCTACGGACGAACAAGATGCTTTGCAACTCATTGACCGTGAACTGGATAGATACGCAGAAGAAAGCCGCCAGCGCTTTGACTCTGAAATTAAAGTTCTTCACATGTGGGATGCGGAATCCGGGATGATTGATTCCTGGCATAAATATTGTCAGAAACAAATGCGGGATTCTTTCCACATGCTGGATGACAAACTGATATTCTCCAACACGAAGACCGATAAAAAAGATTACGCCAGTAAAAAGCTAAAATATCCGCTTGAGGCTGGTGATTTGTCTGCTTACGACAAATTGATGTCTACTCTGTACTCGGAAACGGAAAGACAAAAGATAGAATGGGCGATCGGTTCTATTGTGTGCGGAGAATCGAAAAAACTGCAAAAATTTATGGTTCTTTATGGAGCTGCCGGAACGGGTAAATCCACAGTCCTCAATATCATTCAGCAGCTCTTTGAAGGATATTATTCGGTCTTTGATGCAAAAGCTCTTGGCTCATCCAGCAATTCATTCGCATTGGAGGCGTTCAAGAGCAATCCTCTTGTGGCGATTCAGCATGATGGCGATCTGTCGAGAATTGAAGACAATACCCGGTTAAACAGTTTGGTATCCCATGAGTTGATGACCGTGAATGAGAAGTTTAAATCAACCTATTCCAATCGGTTCAAATGCTTTCTGTTCATGGGTACCAACAAGCCAGTGAAAATTACGGATGCAAAATCTGGTTTGATTCGACGACTGATTGATGTGTCTCCTTCAGGGAATAAGCTGAGTCCGAAGGAATACAAGGCAACCATGAAACAGATTGAATTCGAATTGGGGGCGATCGCGTATCATTGCCAGGAAGTCTATTTGAACAATCCCGGTTTATATGACGATTATATTCCCATTGCAATGCTGGGAGCTTCCAACGATTTCTATAACTTCATCATTGATTCCTACCATGTGTTCAAACGGGAAAACGGTACAACCTTGAAGGCTGCCTGGGAGATGTATAAGACCTACTGTGACGAGGCAAAAGTAGGCTATCCATTTTCTCAGAGAGTTTTTAAGGAAGAGCTGAAGAACTATTTCCACGATTACAAAGAGCGATTTAACATGGAGGACGGTTCAAGAGTGCGAAGTTATTATATCGGATTCCGGACTGAAAAATTTGAAGAGGAGACCATTGTGGAAAGACCGGAAGAGAAACCGTCATTATTGCAGTTTAATGCGACACAATCCATTTTCGATCAGGTGTACTCCGATTGTCCGGCGCAGTATGCGACTGATAAGGAGACGCCTTCTATGAAATGGGACAAGGTAAAAACGAAGCTGTCCGATTTGGACACTTCTAAAATTCATTATGTTAAAGTCCCGGAAAACCACATAGTAATTGACTTTGATATTCCGGATAAGGATGGGAACAAATCCTTCGAACAGAATGTGGAGGAAGCAAGCAAGTGGCCGGCGACTTATGCAGAGCTAAGTAAAAGCGGAAAGGGGGTTCATCTTCATTATATTTATACAGGAGATGTAAAAAAACTGAGTCGTATTTATGACGACCATATTGAAGTGAAAGTGTTCACGGGTAAAAGCTCATTACGAAGAAAACTTACGAAGTGTAATGATTTGCCTATCGCAACGATTAGCTCTGGTTTACCGACGAAAGGAGAAGACAAAATGGTAAATTTTGAAGCGATTAAAAGCGAGAAAGGGCTTAGAACACTGATTAAACGAAATCTGAATAAAGAAATTCATCCGGGTACTAAGCCTAGTATCGATTTTATCTACAAAATACTGGAAGACGCATATGCCAGTGATTTGAGTTACGATGTGACGGATATGCGGAACGCAGTTTTGGCATTTGCCGCGAATAGTACGCATCAGGCCGAATACTGTATCAAGCTGGTTAATAAAATGCAGTTTAAATCGGCAGACCCTTCCACAGCGGGGAGAAATGAAGAAGCAAAACTGGTCTTTTACGACATTGAGGTATTTCCGAACCTATTCCTTGTAAACTGGAAAATCGAAGGTGAGGGAAAGCCGGTTGTCCGTATGATTAACCCGACACCGACCGAGATTGAGGAATTGATGCGGTTCCGTCTGGTTGGGTTCAACTGCCGTCGATATGATAACCATATTCTGTATGCGAGACTCATGGGTTATACGAACGAGCAGCTCTATAACCTTTCGCAAAAGATTATCAGTGGAAGTCCCAATTGCTTCTTTGGAGAAGCCTACAATGTTTCCTATACGGATGTGTATGACTTTGCATCTGCCGGAAATAAAAAGAGCTTGAAGAAGCTGGAGATTGAGATGGGAATCCATCATCAGGAGCTTGGGCTTCCTTGGGATCAACCGGTTCCCGAAGAAATGTGGACCAAGGTAGCTGAATATTGTGATAACGATGTAATCGCAACCGAAGCGGCATTCCACTACCTGAAGGCGGACTGGACAGCTCGACAGATTCTGGCGGATTTGGCTGGCATGACGGTAAACGACACGACCAATACGCTGACCCAGAAGATTATATTTGGGAACGAGCGAAAACCACAGGATCAGTTCAATTACCGAAATCTGGCAGAGCCGGTACATTACCTTGATGAAGAAACCGAAGCTTTCCTTGCTGAAGCGTGTCCCGAAATGATGGCACAAACCCATGGTGAAGAAGGAAGCCTCTTACCTTATTTTCCTGGATACAAGTATGAGAATGGAAAATCGATATATCGAGGAGAAGAGGTTGGAGAAGGCGGTTATGTCTATGCGGAACCCGGTATGTATGGAAATGTGGCATTGCTGGATATTTCTTCTATGCATCCGCACAGTGCAATTGCAGAGGTTCTGTTCGGTGTGAAATTTACGAGGGCCTTCCGTGATATTGTGGAAGGACGAGTCAGCATCAAACACGAAGCCTGGGACGAAGTCAACCACATGCTGGACGGAAAGCTGACACCGTATATCCAGAAAGTTATTGATGGCGAGATGACAGCGAAGGATTTGGCGAATGCTTTAAAGACAGCAATCAATTCGGTATATGGCCTGACTTCCGCCAACTTCGAGAATCCGTTCCGCGATCCGAGAAACAAAGATAATATTGTAGCCAAACGAGGAGCTCTGTTCATGATTAACCTCAAGCATGAGGTACAGGAACGGGGCTTTACTGTTGCTCATATTAAGACGGACTCTATTAAGATTCCAGATGCGACGCCGGAGATTATCCAGTTTGTTATGGATTATGGGAAACGGTATGGCTACACCTTTGAGCACGAGGCTACATACGACCGGATGTGCCTGGTAAACGACGCTGTCTATATTGCCAAGTATAAAGACGGGAAGTGGACAGCCACAGGAACCCAGTTCCAGATTCCTTATGTTTTCAAGAAGCTTTTCAGCGGTGAAGAGATCGTCTTTGAAGATATGTGTGAAACTAAGTCGGTAAGCAGCGCTTTATATTTGGACATGAATGAAGGACTTCCTGATGTGTCTGAATATGAAAAAGAATTTTCAAAAGCGGAGAGTGATTATCGTAAGGGATTGCTTTCTGACACGACATTCGAGAAGACTTGTCGGTCTCTGAATCCAAAGATTGCAGAAGGCCACAATTATATTTTCATTGGACGAGTTGGACAGTTCTGCCCGATTAAACCAGGGGCCGGCGGCGGTTTGCTCATGCGTGAGAAGGATGGACGGTATTATGCAGCTACTGGCTCGAAAGGGTATCGGTGGCTGGAATCTGAAATGGTGAAAGAACTCTCCAAAGAAGATTCTGTTGACCGTTCCTATTACGACAAGCTTGTAGATGATGCAGTGGAAACTATATCCAAATACGGCGACTTCGAATGGTTTGTGTCCGATGATCCCTATATTCCAAAACCAAGATTAGAGGATTTTATGAACATTCCTGAAGACGCTGATGAAGAATTACCATTCAATTAAAGAAAAGGAGAAGTATCATGGCTTACAAAAACGTACCTAATATTATTATTGAAAACGCTCATATCATTTTTCGGAATTTCAGAGGAGAAGAGTCTAAGTATAACAGAGCTGGAAGCAAGAACTTCTGTGTGATCATCGAAGATCCAGAGCAGGCGGAGAAACTCTCTAAGGATGGATGGAACGTAAGAGTGTTGTCTCCGAAAGACGAGGATGAAGAACCAAGACATTACATCCAGGTCGCAGTCAGCTTCGAGAATATCCCACCTAAGGTGTATATGATTACCAGAAAGACAAAAACACCGTTGGATGATGAATCCATTTCTACTTTGGACTATGCGGAGATTCGGAATGTTGATTTGACGATTCGACCGTATTCCTGGGAAGTAAACGGTAAGACCGGCATTAAGGCCTACCTAAAGACGATGTATGTCACCATCGAGGAAGATGAATTTGCTGAGAAGTATGCAGAAGAAGAAGGACCGGAAGAAGTTCCGTTCCGCCGATGAGCGACAGATAGGGTGCCTGATATTGCCAGCAAGGTAAATGTCCTAAGGCTAGAGGAAACAGCCCTATATTTCTGCGAAAGGAGAAAAAATATGGCATTTTGGAATCGGAAAAAGAAGCGAACCACAGCGAAACCGAAAATCAATGCTTCTGTTCCTAAACCCAAAGTAAACAGCGAAAAACAAGAATCAAGCATTCCGCCACAGCCTAAGAAAATGGACATACCAAAGCCGGATAAACTGCTGAAAAATGAGAATGTCAGGAAAGAGTTTCTAAGATCTTTTCATCAGTTGACTTACCGGCACAGGCCGTGGGATGTATGGCGGGATTTTATCATAATGTTTGCCTGTTCTTTATCGAATCCGGTGGATAAATCCCACTATGAAGAACGGGAAAAACGATATTTAAAGACTATCAAAAAATACAATAAGCAGGAGCAAAAATTGTTTCCGGGATTAGCTGCCTATGTCGTTATGGCTTTGGAAGATAATCCAGAGCAGGACTTCTTAGGCAGTGTTTTTATGGAATTGAATTTTGGTAACAAATCGACCAGCCAATTCTTTACTCCCTATCATATCTGTGAGCTGATGGCAAAAGTAACGGAAGAAGACGTGGCTGCCATCGTAAAAGAAAAAGGTTATATCACGATCAATGATCCCTGCTGTGGGGCCGGGGCAACTCTGATTGCAGCAGTTAATGAGGCCAGAAAGCAATTGGAAAAGGTAAATCTTAACTTCCAGAATCACGTTCTGGTTGCAGCTCAGGATATTGACGAAATCGTCGCTTTGATGTGTTACATTCAGCTTTCTCTTCTTGGAGTGGCCGCATACATCAAGGTTGGTAATTCTCTGACAGAACCAATGTCCACGGACGATAACGGAGAGAACTATTGGTTCACTATGATGTATTTTTCAGATGTGTGGGCTATGAGAAGATTGTTTCACAGCGTATGAAAGGATTGGTAGTATGGTGAAGTCTGTACAATTAAGGAAAGAAGACTGTTATTGTGATTTGACCGAATTCTATGAAAATGTGGCTCGAAAAATCCCGGCGGAGATAACGGATAAAACTCGTTTCGACTGCCGGAAAATTTGTGTCACGAAATCAGTCCAAGAAGCTTTATGGTCATATTATTGTGATGAAAAAGGAAAGACCGATGAGCAGATTGCTGCGATGTTGTTAGGATACGGACCGAAGGCAAACTTGGAAGATCATGGCATTCTGGAATATCGGACTGAGATTGAAGATGGATTCATAGTGTGCGAGGAGGGATAGACGTGAATGGCTGTTAAATTATATGACTATCAGATAGCAGCCGTTGAAAAAATGATCAATGGCTGTATTCTGTGCGGCGGAGTTGGAAGCGGAAAGTCCAGAACAGCGTTGGCTTATTACTATCTTCAGAATGGTGGAGATCCAGATTGTCTGACGGGGCTGAAGGACTATGTTGCGATGGACGATCCGCCAAAGGACTTATATATCATTACAACGGCCAGAAAGCGGGATACGATGGAATGGGAGGGTGATCTTTCGCCCTTCCTTCTTTCGGTTCATGAGGATGTCAATCTATATTCAAATCAGGTTGTCGTAGATTCCTGGAACAACATCAAGAAGTATGCAGAGGTGAAGGATGCTTTCTTTATATTTGACGAGCAAAGAGTAATCGGTTCTGGAGCTTGGGTGAAGGCGTTCCTGAAAATCGCCAAATCAAACCAATGGATTCTGTTATCCGCAACTCCGGGAGATACCTGGCAGGATTATATTCCGGTATTCATTGCAAATGGGTTTTACAAAAATCGGACGGAATTCATCCGAGAACATGTGGTTTATAGTCGATTTAGTAAGTATCCAAAAATTGACCGATATTTGAATACCGGAAGATTGATTCGACTCAGGAACCGAATCCTGGTGAATATGGATTTCAAGCGTCAGACAATTTCTCATCATGAAGATGTGTTTGTCAAATATGATGTGGGAAAATACAGAGACGCTGGACGAACCAGATGGGACCCATTTAAAAACGAGCCGATTACAAATGCCGCTGGTCTTTGCTATATATGGCGAAAAATTGTAAATACGGACGAGTCACGGCAGATTGCCTTGATGGAGATTGTAGAGAAGCATCCGAGAGCCATTATATTTTACAACTTCGATTACGAGCTGGAGCTTTTAAAGGGATTGTTTCAAATTTATGAGGATGACGGAATTTTTGAAATCGCAGAGTGGAATGGACATAAGCATCAGCCGATTCCAGAGTCAAAAAATTGGGTGTATCTTGTCCAATACAATGCCGGAGCCGAAGGCTGGAACTGCATAAAAACGGATACCATTATATTCTATTCTCAAAACTATTCCTATAAGATTATGAAGCAATCTGCGGGCCGAATAAACAGGCTAAATACACCGTTCAAAGATTTGTATTATTATCATTTGAAATCTCGAAGTGGAATTGATTTAGGAATTAGCAGGTCTTTGAAGGATAAGAAGGATTTCAATGAGACGAAGTTTGTGAGATGGTCTGAGAATACTCCATCAAAAACGGCAGCTTAGGTAGGTGAAAAGATTATGAACGAAGAATATTTGGAAGTAGATTTTAAAAAGTATTGCAAAACCTGTAAACATAAAGAATTGGGGGAAAAGTTCGATCCATGTAATGAATGTCTGGATTATGGGTACAATCTCAATTCTCACAAACCTGTAATGTGGGAGGAAAAGAAAAAATGAGCTACGAATATGATCGATATTTGGCACAGCATAAATCTAACGTTGAAGCGGGATTTCGATGGTTACAAAAAAATCTTCCTGAGATCACGGAGGTCAGTGGCGCAGAGCATAATATCGTATTTGCACATGACCAATCCAAAACGGAGCCAGATGAATACGGTCCCTATGATATTTACTTTTATGGAGGAAATCGCTCTTATGCAGTAGTGGAGGATTTTCGAAAAGCTTGGTTGTTACATATTCATCGAAATCCTCATCATTGGCAGCATTGGGTATTGATCAATGATGATCCGGAAGAAGGAGAAATCGTTTTGGAGATGCCCTACTGCTATATTCTGGAGATGATTTGCGATTGGTGGTCCTTTAGTTGGTTTAAAGGAAATTTGCTGGAAATTTTCTCCTGGTACGAAGAGCATAAAAATTATATAAAACTGCATCCCAATACGAGAAAATTGGTGGAGGATATTTTAAGCCGCATCCAAAATAAGCTTGGGGAGGTAATGGCGAATGAAATCAACAGATAGCGTAATTGTGAGTTGGGATTTTTCCCACGGAAAAGACGTTGGTGTTCTGATTGTCGGGAAGCAGGAGAAAGGAAAAGTCGAAATTATCAATGCCTATCAGGGAGAAGAGGCCAAAGCACTTTATCAAAAGTTGGTATTCCCTAAATCAAAGAAGGCCAGCTTTAGCAAGGAGAAAACCACATGAAGCAACCGAAAAAATTAACCAGAGAGCAAAAAGAATGTTTGTCTGCTCATTATCTGAATTGTAAAGACTGGATGCTGGTTGAAGAGACCGAATTCTATTACCGCATCATTAACAAGAATACCGGGGTGATAAAAAGCGTGGATAAGTTCAGAAGGATAAGAAGGGGGAAACGAGATGTCGGATATTCTGGTAGTTAAAGTAAATATGTTTTGTCGTTCCAGAGAGTTGAACGATATTCGCCGATACATACTTTCCCATTAAGAAAACGGAAAGGTTGTTGTGTTACCTGCTTATTGCGATGCTCAGATTGTTCCAGATGACATTGAAATAATACGCGTTGAAGATCTTTCTGGAGATAAAAGTAAAGGAGACCATCACTATGGAAATTCTTCCACCCAAATATCAAAAGTATAGAATGTTTCCTCAATTACAACAAAATGATGAAAACGAGCAGATGCAGAAAGCGCTGGAATTTTCTGGCGAGCTGCTCATTCTTCAGGCAAGACTATATCCTATTCCAAACTTTGAGTATATTTGGCCGGATGGATTACCGTTATCAAAAATATAGAATTTAAAAGGAGAAAAAGAGTATGGATCTTAAATCAGTAAAAATCATTGCAGTAGATTTTGATGGGACTTTATGCGAGAACAAATGGCCGGAAATCGGCTCAGCCAACGAAGAGTTGATAGAGTATCTTCGTGATCGACAAAAGAACGGAGATAAGCTGATTCTTTGGACTTGTCGTGTGGACGATATGCTCAGAAAAGCCATTGAGTGGTGCAAAGAAAATGAACTGACATTTGACGCAGTCAATGAGAATCTTCCGGAAATCATCGAAAACTTTGGCTCTGATACCAGAAAGATATTTGCCAATGAGTACATAGATGATCGGAATATCTGGCCTCTGGAAAACGGAGTAGCTGACGTTCTTTATTTGTGTGATGGTAAAAGATGTGGAGATACTTGTTCTGGTACGGAATGCAAGCATACATCCGATATAACTTATGCGAAGAATTTCGTAAAGAGTGACAATGGCTCCTACTGGGAGAAAGAAGCTGGATCTGCAACCAAAGATTCTGATTCTCATGAGAAATCCAATATGGAACTGTGGGCGGAAAGGGAAGTGGAAATTGCCTGCAAGCACGAAGCGCCTGATCGGAAACCAGGAGAATGGGATTACGGATGTGCTTGCTACGAAAGTGCATTAAAGGCATTCCAGAGTCTTTGTGAAGATGGTCACAGCGGATTTAGCATCAGCATGACAAAGTTTATCTTAAACCGATTGATTGAAGGAAAGCCGCTCACTTCTATCGAAGACACAGAAGATGCCTGGAGCGATATTTCTGATCGAAGTGGTCTTCGTGGAGAGATTGCGAATTACCAGAGCCGGCGGATGAGTTCTCTCTTTAAATATGTATATGCTGACGGCTCTGTTAAATACAGAGATGTCAACCGTTTCTGTGGTGTGAACTTGGATAATCCAGATGTATTCTATCACAGCGGCTTGATAGATCGAGTAATGGAAGAAAAATTCCCGATTACCATGCCGTATTTTCCGGAGAGCAAACCGTTCCGTGTGTATTGCGAGGAGTTTCTTACCGATCGAAAAAATGGTGACTTCGATACGGTTGGGATTCTCTATGTGATTAAGCCAGATGGCGAACGTGTAGAGATTAACCGTTATTTCAAAGAAGGCGAAAAGGACTTTATTGAGATTGCTTCCTGCGAGTATGAGATGCGCCGAAAGATGTATCATGAGCTTCTGGAGAATCTGAAAAAGGAGCAGAAAAAAGACTATCACGGTTGCTTCGGAGCTGCGGATAACAGTTGCAAAGACTGTATGGAGGAAGAACAGCATGAATCGGAATAGATTTATCCAAGGATTAAAAAGTAATATCCAACTTTCCGAAAAAGAGAGGAAGCGGATTATTCGGAGAAGCCTTCAGAAATACCCATGGAAAACAAAATGTACGGTGGCGATGGAGGAATTTGCAGAGCTTCAGCAGCAGATCAGTAAACAGGTTCGTGGCTACGGGGACAGAATTGGACTCTTGGAAGAGATGGCAGATGCTTATATTTGTCTGAACTTCCTGGAGTCTATTTTTGATATTAAGCCTGAAGATTTGCAGAAAGCTATCGACGTGAAGCTGGAGCGAGAAAGGAGAAATTGCCAATAATGGGATTATCAAAACTTTCAGAAGAATGTAAAAATTGCCCGTTTGTCGAGAAGTGTAAAAACAAGCGAATGGAAGCATTAGCATATATGACTGAACCGCAAGTTTTAGCAAATGCGGCAGATCCAAGTTCTGAAAACTTAGCAGCACCTTTATTACGAGAAACCGTGACAATCATGATAAATGGTACGCCAACTCAGGTTTATAAAGACGAAATAGAAAAACAGCTCTATTCCCAATTATATTCGGGGTTAGGCTTGAAATTTGGGAGTTAAAAAGGAGAAAAATAATGAACGATTCCATAGTACCTGGAGTGGTGTATATCCATGTTGGCAATGAAATTCAAAAACTCTGTGAAACGAGTGATATTCATATAGAGACATTGGCAAATGTTCCAGTTTCTTGTGATCTGCCCAAATTAACAGAAATGGAAACATCTGCATCGTTTGAAATGGTAACAAAAATAAGCGAAGAAGCATTCTTAATCCTTTCTGGAATATTTGATTTGTCGTTAAAACTTTGTCCAGACAATCGAGTACGTCACTTGGTTTTACATGCCAAAAAGAAACGAACCAGAAAAAAGAACCTTCATAGAATTTTTCGAATGTTAGAAAAGGAGAAAAATTATGAATGAAAATTGTTTAAGTCCTTTACCGCAGTATCATATCGATAGAGATAAGCTATGCGAGATTGTAAAAGAAACCATCGGCTACGATAGACTTATGGATGCGTTCTGCTATGGAATCGTCGTTTGTGATGAGTTTGCTTGGTTTTCCAACTCAGACGAGTATTATATTATCCATTTGGAAAGCGGCATGATGGTAAACTGGTATAAACATCTCGGAAGGATAAACACTTGCTCGCAGAAAGATAGAACCATTGATGATTATTACGAGTTCTTCAGATTATTCAAAGAAGAATTGGACTATTTCGAGAGGAGAATGCAATAATGATTAAAATTGAAAACGTAGAAGTTATGGGTTGGGGACACGCTATTCGTGGAATGCGGAATCCTATGAACAGTTGGGAGAGAGCCGATAGCGGAATCTGCAAAGGTGGGGAGAGTGGCATTGGGTGTGAGAACTGTGCCAATTACGATTCCTGTGAGCATACATACGATCATTCCTGGCAGCTTGGTAAGACAGATCACGATTTGATGATGCGGCTTTCGGCCGGTGGATCGACTCATGCAAAGTATCGGAGAATGATTATCGTCTATGCAGATATTACAGCTCCGCTCTATTGGTGGAAAGAGTTTGATACATATAAAGTAGGTACAGTTGCGAATTCTTGCTCGACAATGCATAAGATTGCGGAAAAAGCTTTCATGGTCGAGGATTTTAGCATAGAACATCTGATGTCTGCGGCGGACGATAATGATTGTCCATTGCTACAAGATCCAAATGATCCATACAATGCATTCAGCCCACAAAATATTTTTATGCTGACGTTAAGAATGTTAAATGCTTGTAGGGCGAAATATCTGGAAACAAAAGATAAAGATCATTGGTGGCAGATGATTCAGATTCTTCCATCTTCCTATAACCAGAAACGAACGGTTATGCTAAATTACGAAGTGCTGTCTAGTATCTATCCTATGCGGAAAAATCATAAACTCGACGAGTGGATAGAATTCTGCAAATGGATTGAGATGCTGCCGTATTCGGAGATTATCGTTGGAGAGCGAGTCAAATTGTACGCCGATGGCAAGGAGGTAAATTTATGAGTTTAGTCAAAACCATTAAGGCTATGGTAGAGGAAGGCTATACAATTAGCTTTTCTAAAGCGGATCTTTCTATGGATGGCGTTTATATTACCATTAAAAAAGATGGAATCAACGCCAGACAAGTTATATCAAAAGATGAATTAGACTCATTGAGTTTATCAACCGACGAAGTATTTGCAACTGTTATTGAGCATTTGAAAAGGAGCTATTATTTATGATTTTTATTGAAACGTTGATTTGTATTTTGCTGGCATATTTCTGTTTGTACGCGTTAATCGCTCGGATCTGCAAATGCATTGAACATTGCGCCTCAGCCAAAGGATATGCGAAGTTGGAAGAAGCTAAAATTCTTGCCAAAGATCGGAGTAAAGGAGAGTAAGTATGTGGAGCCGAAAACTGATAAAAAATAAAATCTATGCTGCCCTGATTATCCTGATTGGAGCGTTGTCAGTCCCGATTGAATGGGATGCAACGTTCTTTTTATTTTCCCTGATTATGGGAATACCGATGTTCTTTGCAAAAACGAACTGGATTTATGAAGGGGATGAGGACGATGGGACGAGCCGAGAGGAGACGCGCTCAGAAATTAGAGCAGAAAGCAAAGACCGCTACATACAATCTTACAAAAGCGCAGCTCGATGCGGCCGTCCGTGAACAGATGGGAAAAGAGCTGGAGCGAATTAAGCAGGAAGCTATGGATGACGCCGTAAACACTGCGATGATTCTGCTCCTGACTCTGCCGCTGGAAGTGCTGATGGACCATTATTGGACGAAATCCTATGCAAAGCGTATTCCGAAGTTTACTGAACAGGTTCTGGAATATTACGAACGCTGGCAAAATGGTGAACTGGATATGGAAAAGCTGAAAGAGGATTTGTGGGAATATGGCGGTGTGAAATTAGTTGAAAGTGAGGGTGAAGCAACATGAAATGTGTAATGGGAGTTATTGCTTGTATCGTTGGACTCGTGAGTCTAATTGGGCTGATTGTGTTAAAGGCGGTCAACTCGTCTGCAACCTATATGGATGATTCATTCCGGTGGGGAGGACGAGATGGGTACTAAAAACGATTTTCGAAAAAATGCTGAGGGGTATTCTGATCCGACTGCCTACGAAGCACTGAGAAACATTGAGCAGGAAGAGGATCGGTTCCACAAACTACTGGACACCATTTTTACGCTTTGTGAGCTGTCCGACTTCCACATTGAAGAGCGGATCGTCATCAAGGACAAACGAACCGGACGGATTTGGAGGTGAATATTTATGGATGATTGGCAGAAGACTATGGACGCTCTTGTCAAAGCATTTGATGAATTTGCTGTAAAAGTAAAAGAGATGGCGGACGCTCTGGCTGAGGCATTCGGATTATCAGTACCAGAGAAAGAGAAGAAAAAGAGTCTCGGTTCTCCTGCTCGATATGGGATGTCTTTGCAGAAATTTCGAAGAGACTCCTTCGTTAAGCAGTATTCTTACCGGCCGACTGCCCGGAAACACCTACCTTATCAGAGAAGAAATTATTGAAAATCGTCCGTACAAACCTTGAAAGTGGGTGAAAAACGCGCCCACTTTTAGGTTTTGAAAAATGGGCTTTGGCCACTTTTATGTGGGCTTTTTGGAAAATGCGGGGAGTTTTGGGGAAGGATTCGGACGATTTTGGTCAAATTTGTGGCCATTTGCCCACTTTCTGCCCACTTTTAAAACCCCGATTTGGTCAGCAAAAACCCAGTATTTATGCGGGTTTGCGGGCTCAAAGCCCACTTTCCCACTTTTTTTCTTAAACTATTATGATAGAAAGTTTAAAAGTATATAGTAATAGCGAAAAAAAAGTGGGTTTTTGGCCACGAGCGAAAAATGGAGGAAATCATGAGCAAGATTAGTTGGGAGAGCTTGTATGAAAATTTCAAGTCGATTTATCCAAGGTTGTCGCGGTCATCCATATATTTTCGTCCGTTCGGGTATATGAGTATAGTAGTGTACTTTGAGGATGGAATGAAGATGGTCTATGATGACCTGAGAAAACAGGCCTATATCACAGCTTGAAGAAAAAGTCAAGAGTCAATGAAAAATTTCTTTTCTTTACTCTTGATCTGTGCTATACTGTAAGTGCCACACAATCTCGCCTCGTTCAAGGTATGAGTAAAGAGAGAATACACTTTTTACCAAAGTGGATTCCCTTAAACGAAGCAATTATGCGATTGTGTGGCAACAATGGGAGAGCACTTTTTCGGGTGCATCTCTTGTTGGGGCTGCACCTTTTTTATTGCCCTAAAAACTGAGTGGAGGAGAAAAAAGATGAAACGTAAGTTTCTGGCGATTGTAGCAGTTTTGACAGTTCTATTATCTGGATGCAGTAGTGAGAACGATGGAAAAATTCACATGCCGTTTGGCGGAAACGATTATGATGGAGTTAATTATCAAGAGATAGTCTCACAATTGGAGGAAGCAGGTTTTACCAATATAAGAGAAGAGCCTCTTGGTGATTTAGTAACCGGATGGTTAAATGACGAAGGAGAAGTGGACGAAGTCTCTGTTGATGGCGATACCGTGTTCAGCACCGATTCCAGATATTTACCAGATGTTGAAATAGTGGTTTCGTATCACACATTCCCTGGCGAGGAGGAATCATCTACTGAAGATGAAGATTCGAATTCGGAAAGTAATGAAGAGGAATCTTTTGAAGTTGAAAATGAAACTTCTGAAAATACAGAGTCCACTAACGAGGCTCCAGAAGAAAATTTAACACCAGAGAATAATGAAGACTTAGCAGCAGTTTTATCAGCAACAAATGAACTTGATCCGATTTACTCAGAATTTGCAGAAAAGTATAAAAATCAAATTATCGAGTTTGATGCGTGTATTACCTATTTGGCAAATCACGGAGATAACAATACAAGATATGACTTATTATTGTCTGCGGGTGATTATGTAGATGAGAACACAGTAAATCCCGGACCCATTTTTAAATTTGAAGATGTAAATACTTATGGAATGGGAATCGAGGATTTGTATCTTCCAGACTATATAAGCATCGGATCAAATATACATGTAACTGCTGAAATTCAATCATTTAGTGAGAACGAAGGAGTATTCTTTCTTAATCCTGTGAAAGTCGTTCCTCGATAAATATAGAAATCGTCTAGCCTGTACCTAATGATTTAGGTATGGGCTATTTTTATGTCTACTTTTGTTTTTCGCGCGAAAAATACATCGACTGTTATGAAGAGAGAGGGTTAAAATGGCCATTCTCTCTTTTATTTTGGAGAAAGGAGGCTCACTTATGCTGGAAAGCGAATTTCAGAATAAGCTGATTCAAGAACTGAAAAGAATGTTCAAAGGCTGCATCGTAACAAAACTGGATTCCAGTCACATTCAGGGAATTCCCGATTTGCTGATTCTCTATAACGATAAGTGGGCCACTTTAGAATGTAAGAAAAGTGTTCGCGCCAAGAAACAACCAAATCAAGAATATTATGTTGGACGAATGAATGAGATGTCATTCTCAAGATTTATTTGTCCCGAAAATAAGGAGGAAGTGTTACATGATCTTCAACAAGCATTCGGCTCTTGAAGGGCAACACGCCTTTCTTGGCGCAAGCAAATATCACTGGATTAACTATGACGAATCCAAAGTTGCAGAATCGTACTCAAAATTCCTTGCAACTCAAAAAGGCACAGAGCTTCACGATTTCGCAGCAAGATGTATCACGCTTGGACAGAAACTTCCGAAGTCTCAGAAAACATTGAATATGTACGTGAATGATGCGATTGGTTTCAAAATGGTTCCTGAGCAGCCGCTTTTCTATTCAGAGAATTGTTTTGGGACAACCGATGCGATTGCATTTCGAAATCGTATGCTTCGCATTCACGATTTAAAGACCGGCGTCATTCCGGCGCACATGGAGCAGCTTGAAATATACGCTGCTCTTTTTTGTTTGGAATACAAAATCAAGCCGGCCGACATTGAAATGGAACTTCGGATTTATCAGAACAACCAGATTCTTTATGAGAATCCAACGGCTGAAACCATCGTTCCCATCATGGACAAGATTATCACATTCGATAAAGTAATCAATAAAATTAAAGAACAGGAGGGCTAAATTATGAATCCGATTGCGGAAGAAATTTTGATGCATTATGGAATGCCCCGTCGTTCTGGTCGCTATCCGTGGGGATCTGGTGAAAATCCTTATCAGCATAGTGGGGACTTTCTGAGTCGAGTGGATGAACTGAAAAGTCAGGGTATGAGTGATACAGAGATTGCGAAGGCTATGGGTTTAACTACCACACAATACCGTACGCAGAAATCTTTGGCAAAAGATGAACGGCGTGCTCTGGATGTGGCGAGGGCAAAGTCTCTTCGAGAAGATGGGCTGAGTTTAAATGAGATTGCAAAAGAGATGGGCTTTGCAAATGACTCTTCTGTTCGCTCTCTTCTGAACGAGAATTCTGAGGTTCGTATGAACCAGGCCAAGACGACTGCCGAGTTTATCAAAAAGCAGATTGATGAAAAAGGAATGATTGATGTCGGCGCCGGCGTGGAACGTGAGCTTGGAATTTCTAAGGAGAAACTGAATGAAGCACTCTACATGTTGGAGATGGAAGGCTATCCTGTCTATGGTGGTCGAGTGGATCAGATAACGAATCCGGGAAAGAAAACCACGCTTCGAGTAATTTGTCCTCCTGGAACAGAGCATAAGGAGATTTATGATTTTGAGAATATCGATTCTCTGAAAGACTACGTCTCCCATGACGATGGAGAATCCTTTGATCCGAAGTTTGTCTATCCCAAAAGTATGGACTCAAAAAGGCTTCAGATCCGTTATGCAGAAGATGGCGGGGAATTAAAGGATGGCGTTGTTGAGATTCGAAGAGGTGTTGATGATCTGTCTCTTGGGGAATCCCACTATGCTCAGGTCCGAATCCTGGTTGACGGAACACACTACATCAAAGGAATGGCCGTTTACTCAGATGACCTTCCTGATGGCGTTGATGTCATGTTCAACACTAATAAGAAAAAAGGCACTCCGAAGATGGACGTTCTAAAGCCAATCAAAGATGATCCCGATAATCCATTTGGATCTTTGATTAAAGAAGGAGTTAATGATCCCGATAACCCCACGGCTACAAGAGGAGGACAAAGTTATTACTATGATAAGAATGGTAAGAAACAGCTTTCTCTTATCAACAAGAGGGCAGAAGAAGGAGATTGGGGAGAATGGGCCGACAAGCTTCCGTCTCAGTTCCTGTCGAAGCAGAGCAGAACTTTGATAAAGAAGCAGTTGAATTTGGCAGCAGCAGATAAGCAGTCTGAATTTGATGAGATTTGTTCTCTTACAAATCCAACAGTGAAAAAGGTTCTTTTGAAATCTTTTGCTGATGACTGCGATGCAGCCGCTGTTCATTTACAGGCAGCCGCTCTTCCCAGACAGAAGTATCAAGTCATTCTGCCATTAACATCTATCAAAGACAATGAGGTCTATGCTCCGAACTACAAGAATGGAGAAACAGTAGCTCTTGTGCGGTATCCGCATGGTGGAACTTTCGAGATTCCCATTCTAACTGTTAATAATAAGCAGCCAGAAGGAAGAAGAGTTCTTGGAAATACACCGGCAGATGCTATTGGCATCAATAAAAAGGTGGCTGACCGTCTTTCTGGTGCCGACTTTGACGGTGATACTGTCATGGTAATTCCGTGTAATTCTTCTAATAGCAGGGTGAAGATTACTTCCACCCCACAATTAAAGGGGTTAGAAGGATTCGATCCCAAGATGTCTTATGGTACTGTTAAAAAAGGTGATGATTACTATAACAGCAGTGGTCAGAAGATTAAGGTTATGAAGAATACCCAAACAGAAATGGGTAAAATTTCAAACTTGATTACTGATATGACTTTAAAAGGCGCTACTCAGGATGAGCTTGCGAGAGCTGTACGTCATAGTATGGTCGTCATTGATGCAGAGAAGCATAAGCTGGACTACAAGAAGAGCGAACAGGACAATGGCATCACTGCTTTGAAGAAGAAGTACCAGGCTCACGAGGACGATGATGGTTATGGTGGAGCTTCTACTCTGATTTCTCGGGCCAAGTCTGAGACTTCTGTTCTGAAGAGGAAAGGAAGCCCGATCATTGACAAGGAAACTGGGGAACAAAGCTGGAAGAGTGTCAGGGAGGAGTATGTAGATAAGAACGGAAAGATCCAGGTACGAACTCAAAAAAGCACCAAGATGGCAGAAACCAGAGACGCCCGTACTTTATCTTCAGGAACCCCTCAGGAGGAAGCATATGCGGACTATGCAAACACCATGAAATCCCTGGCTAATCAGGCCCGTAGGGAGATGGTTAATACTGGAAAGATAGCCTACTCTGCTTCCGCCAAACAGACCTACCAGGCAGAGGTTGATTCTCTTATGGCCAAGCTTAATGTGGCTTTAAAGAACGCCCCCCGCGAGCGTCAGGCACAGACCATGGCGAATTCTATTGTGGCCGCCAAGAAGAAAGACAATCCCGATATGACAAAGGCCGAAATCAAGAAGGCTAATCAACAGGCCCTTACTGCGGCCCGTACTGCTGTTGGTGCCAAGAGAACCCCTGTCGAGATTACAGATCGTGAATGGGAAGCGATTCAGGCTGGCGCCATCAGCGAGAACAAGCTTACCCAGATTCTCAACAATACAAACATAGATACAGTCAGACAGAGAGCTACCCCTCGTGCAACAACAACCCTTAGCTCCGCAAAAGTGAATCGTATTGCGGCGCTGAATGCTTCTGGCTATAGCACTGCTGAGATAGCAGCAGCTTTGGGTGTTTCCAGTTCTACTGTGTCGAAGTATCTGAATGGAAAGGAGTGAACAAAGTAAATGGCGAAGAAGTGTATGCTTACAACCATTGACAATCCTTTCGATCCATTTGAACAGTTCACTTCATGGTTGCTGTTTGATGAGGAAAAAGGTTATCATTCATGTTCGTATCTTGGTAGAATTGCCAGAACCTCGGACCAACTCTCCGATGAAGAGAATGACTTGGAAGTTGAACGAGCAATTGATGAGATCGTAAGATACGATTTCCGAAACATTTACAAAAAAGTTACGCGAGATGCGGTGACTGTCTAGGTATCAGATGGTATAGGAGGAGGGGGAGCAAAAATCGCACCCCCCTCCTTCATCGCGGCGGTCTTTGAAAATTCCCCGGGGGTATTTTTCGGAGAATGTTTTTACCTTCCGGCAGTATTTAACAGAGCTCATAAGGTTGGCTAAGTAATAAGCTGTGGTTCTTTTTACTCTTTTTTCTCCTTTCGGTAAAAAAGTTACAGTCAGCCTTGTGGGTTCTTTTAAATACTGCCGGAAAACTTTTATGAAACTATTGAAAAACAGATGGGAAGGAGGCAGTAAATGGCTAGAAAAGCAAAGAGTTCTGAATCAACTGGCTCTTCCAAGAAGATTCGTCCTGCTTTGACTCCGGAAGCAAGGGAGCTTCAGATGATTTCTCTGGCTGTTGACCTGGCCGAAAAGCAATTGCTGGAAGGGACTGCTTCTTCTCAGGTCATTACTCACTATCTGAAACTGGGTTCTTCCAGAGAGAAGCTCGAAAAAGAGCGACTGGAGGAAGAGAACAATCTGTTGCGGGCAAAAGTGAGAGCAATCGACTCCACCGACGAAATCAAGGATCTCTATAAGGACGCCATCAATGCGTTTCGTATATATAGTGGACAGGGTAGCGACGATGATTAGGACCTATTCGGAATTATCAAAATTAAAGACTTTCAAAGAGCGATATGAGTATCTTCGTTTGGGCGGAGTTGTCGGTGCAGACACTTTTGGGTTTGACCGATATCTGAATCAGATTTTTTATCGTTCTATGGAATGGAAGGCCGTTCGTGATTTTGTGATTATTAGAGATAACGGATGTGACCTTGGAATAGAAGGCCACGAGATATATGGAAAGATACTGATTCACCATATGAATCCGATTTCTGCTGAGGATATTTTAAAGAGGAGCGATTTCCTTTTAAATCCGGAGTACCTAATCTCAACAATTCTTACAACGCATAATGCCATTCACTATGGAGATGAAAGCCTTCTCATCACAGAACCCGTTGTTCGAAGCAGAAACGATACATGTCCCTGGAAACATTGATGGAGAGGAGGTTATAGAGATTATGGAAAGTATACTTACATCAATTAAAAAGATGCTGGGTATTACAGAAGAGTACGAACACTTCGATTCAGACCTTATCATACATATCAATTCGGTATTTATGATCTTGACGCAACTCGGCGTTGGTCCACCATCGGGATTCTCCATTCAGGATAAAAGCACTACGTGGAAAGAATTCATTTCCGATGAGACGAAATTACAGCTAGTAAAGTCCTACATGCATATGAAGGTAAGGCTGATATTTGATCCGCCGTTGAGTTCTGCTGTGATAGCATCCATGGAAAAGATGATTGCCGAGGCAGAGTGGAGACTGAATGTTGCCGCGGAAACAGATGAGGAAAAATCTGAAGAATACGAATCCTACGACGGTGAGTACAGGATAACACCAAAAGCGTTCCAATCTCAGATGCTGGATACCGAGAATAAAGTTCTGGATCGAAATATTGTGGTAACAGAAGTCCCGTATTACGAAACCGGAAATGCAGCAAATGGGGTGACATCATATATCGCAAAGGAGGGAGATTCAAAATGAGTAATGAAGCATTGTTACAGCATCATGGGATTCTTGGGATGAAATGGGGTGTCCGAAGAACTCCTGAACAGCTTGCGAGAGCAAGTGGAAAGAAGAACAGTTCCGATGACGAGGTTAAAAAGATGTCCGATTCGGAACTCCGTTCAAAGATTAACCGTCTTCAGATGGAAAAGCAGTATAAACAGCTTACCAGTTCAGAAATTTCTGTCGGCAGAAAGTTTGTACAGGACGTGCTGACCAATGCTGCAAAGCAGACTGCCACTAATTATGTATCGAAATACATGACGAAGGGGATTGATGCGGTTATCAAGAAAGCAACCAGCAAGTAGGTGATTCAATTATGGCATTATCGAACACTGCCGTTCCCAAATACTACGGCATGTTTCGGGATGCCGTAATAAGGGGAGAGATACCGGTTTGTAAAGAAGTCTCTATGGAGATGAACCGAATTGACGACCTGATAGCCAATCCTGGTATTTACTACAATGACCAGGCCGTTGAAGGATGGATTGCCTATTGCGAATCAGAACTAACATTGACAGATGGCTCTGATTTGAATTTACTGGACTCTTTCAAATTATGGGGCGAGCAGCTTTATGGATGGTACTACTTCGTTGAACGAAGTGTGTGGGAGCCAAGTTCAGATGGACATGGTGGTCGATATGTAAATAAAAGAATTAAGCAGCGTCTGATAAAGAAACAATATCTCATTGTTGGACGAGGGGCTGCTAAATCTTTATATGATACTTGCGTCCAATCTTATGGATTAAATATCGATACCTCGACAACGCATCAGGTCACAACGGCTCCTACAATGAAGCAGGCAGATGAAGTGATGTCGCCCTTCCGAACTGCAATTACCCGGTCGAGAGGCCCGTTGTTCCGATTCCTAACGGAGGGTTCTTTGCAGAATACGACTGGTTCTAAAGCGAAGCGAATGAAACTGGCCTCCACCAAAAAGGGCATCGAAAATTTTCTTACGGGTTCGCTTCTGGAAGTACGTCCAATGTCCATCGCAAAGCTTCAGGGATTGCGTCCTAAGATTTCCACCGTTGACGAGTGGCTGTCCGGCGATACCAGAGAAGATGTGGTTGGCGCTTTAGAACAGGGCGCATCCAAATTGGACGACTACATCATTGTGGCCACGAGTTCTGAGGGAACGGTGAGAAACGGAGCCGGCGACACAATCAAAATGGAGTTGATGGACATTCTCAAAGGAGACTATGTCAATCCCCATGTTTCCATTTGGTGGTATAAACTCGATTCCATTGATGAAGTCGGCAACCCGGATATGTGGCTGAAGGCAAATCCTAATATTGGTAAGACGGTAAGTTATGAAACTTATCAGCTTGATGTGGAGAGAGCAGAAAAATCTCCGGCGGCCAGAAATGATATTTTGGCTAAGAGATTTGGATTACCGATGGAAGGTTACACCTACTACTTCACATACGAAGAAACCCTTCCCCATAAGAAGAGAAGTTATTGGCAAATGCCCTGTTCTTTGGGAATCGATTTGTCACAGGGAGACGACTTCTGTGCTTTTACGTTCCTTTTCCCATTATCGAATGGTTCCTTTGGAGTGAAAACCAGGAACTACATTTCTTCATCGACTCTGATGAAACTTCCGGCAGCAATGCGAATCAAATATGATCAATTTATGGATGAAGGAAGCCTGATTGTCTTAGAGGGAACCGTTCTGGATATGATGGAAGTCTACGAGGATTTGGACAACCACATTGCGGAATTTGGATACGACGTTCGATGCTTGGGATATGACCCGTACAATGCAAAAGAGTTCATTGAACGGTGGTCCTCTGAAAATGGTCCGTTCGGAATCGAAAAGGTTATACAGGGTGCTAAGACAGAATCCGTTCCTTTGGGAGAGTTAAAAAAACTTTCTGAGGAGCGGATGCTTTTGTTTGATGAAGAACTTATGACTTTTGCGATGGGGAACTGCATTGTTATGGAAGATACGAATGGAAACCGTAAATTGCTAAAAAAGCGATATGACGCAAAGATTGATGCCGTGGCAGCTATGATGGATGCGTTTGTCGCTTTCAAGCTCAACCGAGATGCTTTCGAATAGGAGGTGACGATTTCAAAATGGAAGTTTCAATCGGTTCCAGGATTAAACACGCCTGGAACGCTTTTTTAAATAGAGACCCAACAGGTTTCTATCGGGACATAGGAGTTGGATATTCATACAGACCCGACCGTCCAAGATTTACAAGAGGGAATGAGAGATCCATTGTTACCTCTGTATATAATCGCATTGCGTTGGATTGCGCTTCAATTAGCATCCAACACGTCCGACTGGACGACTCTGAAAGGTTCCTTGAGAAAATTCCTTCAGGGTTAAATGACTGTCTGAATTTATCTGCCAACATTGACCAGACGGGACGTGCTTTCCTTCAGGATGTTGTTTTATCCATGCTTGATGAGGGCTGCGTGGCGATTATTCCGGTTGATACGGATGACGATCCTGATACTACGGGCTCATATAAAATCGAGTCGATGCGTACTGGAAAGATTCTGGAGTGGTTTCCGGGCCATATTAAAGCGAGAGTTTACAATGAGCGGACTGGATTAAAGGAAGATATTGTGATTCCAAAAGATACAGTCGCAATTATCGAAAATCCGCTTTATGCAGTAATCAATGAGCCGAACTCAACGATGCAGCGTTTGATAAGGAAGCTGAATTTATTAGACGTTGTCGATGAGCAGAGCAGTTCGGGGAAACTCGATTTAATTATCCAGCTTCCCTATGTAATTAAAACAGAAGCAAGGCGTCAACAGGCTGAGAAGAGGCGTGTCGAGATTGAACGCCAGTTGGCCGGTTCTAAATATGGTATTGCATATACCGATGGTACGGAGCGGATCACACAGTTGAATCGTTCTGTGGAAAATAATCTGATGAAGCAGATTGAATATCTGACGAGTATGCTTTACAGCCAGTTAGGTATCACTCAGAGCATATTGGATGGTTCCGCAGATGAGAAGACCATGCTGAACTATTATAACCGTACTATTGAGCCAATCATTTCAGCAATTGTTGACGAAATGAAACGTAAGTTCCTTACCAAAACGGCCAGATCTCAAAAGCAATCAATTCTGTTCTTCCGCGACCCCTTCAAACTTGTACCAGTAGCCGATCTGTCAGAAATCGCTGACAAGTTTACAAGAAACGAGATTATGACATCCAACGAAATTCGGCAGATTATCGGCATGAAGCCGTCTGACGATCCGAAAGCCGATGAGCTGAAGAATAGCAATATCAGCGAGGCAAAATCTGAGCCTTCAAATGAGGGTTCTGATGTCGAATCTGGTGAAAGTGATTCTGGAGCAGATTACGACAGTATCGTAAATGAGCTGCTTGATGGTCTTGAAAAGGAGATTGATGAAATTATAGGAAACTATGTTTCAGATGATGAGGAGGAGACCTAATGGATATTGACGAGCTCCTTCAACATTATGCATCTCCCTATTATGACCCGGTAAAAGCTCATGAATATTATATGAGAACCAGAGAACTCAAGGGGCGTCGTTCTACGACGAAGCTCAATGATGAGGGTAAAGAAATCTGGGCTTATACAAAGAATGAGATAACCAGCGAGAAGAAGGAAAAGGTAAAAGAAGAACAGGAAAAGCGAAAACAAAAAATTGCTGAACTGAGAGCAAAGACCAAGGCAACCCGAGAGCAGATCTCGGCTAGATTAAAGGAACTGAATGCTCAGCTTACCGAGGAATCTTCATCAAGAAGGAGCAGGGTTGATTCCCGTAAAAAATCCGATTTGGAGGATATTGGGGAGGAAGCTGAAGACCAGAAAGAGCGCATTGACGAAAAGAAAAATGCCGAGATTGAACGCTTGATGGCGATAGAAATTCCTTCCGGATTATCCAAAGAGGAAAGGGCAAAGCGAGTGGCGGAGCGCAACGAGAAAATCGCAAAGCTTCGTGATGATGCCAGCGAGGATAAAGCTAAGGTGAGTGAGCAGGCGAAAGCTGAAAAGGAAGAGGTGAGGACTTCCGCAAGTCGTAAAAAGAAGCGAATTACCGAAGACGCTAAAGAAGAGAGGGCTGATAATTCTGCGAATGCTAAATCGGAAAGAGAAAAAGTCAGTACAGAGTTAAAGGCTGCTGTCACCGCTGCCAGGGAAGCTTATAAAGCGGCAAAAGAGAACCTTGATGCTACTTATGAGGAGCTTTATCAGCAAGAGTTCGACAAGATAGCTTCCGAATACAAAGCAGTGAAGAAGCGGAAACGAAAGAAGTAGCAATACAGCTTTCGCACAATACTGACAAAAGGAGTGATTTTCAAAATGGAGAAATACGATTTTAGTGGTTGGGCCACTAGAAACGATCTTCTTTGCAGCGATGGCCGTACCATCAAAAGGGATGCATTTAAGAGCCAGAATGGACAAACGGTTCCCCTGATTTGGGGACATAATCATTCTGATCCTAATTGTGTGCTTGGTCATGGTGTGCTGGAAAATCGTGATGAGGGCGTTTATGCCTACTGTAGTTTCAATGACAGTGAATCCGGGCAGGCAGCGAAGAAGCTGGTTCAGCATGGAGACGTTCGTTCACTTTCTATTTGTGCCGGTCAGCTTAAACAGGCCGGAGCGAATGTGGTGCATGGCATTATCTACGAACTGAGCCTTGTTCTGGCCGGAGCCAACCCTGGAGCTTTCATTGATTCTGTCATGACTCACGGTGAGACTTCAGAAGACCGTACCATTATCGGATATGACGAGAACATTATGATCTATCATTCTGCCGAGGAGGACGACAAACCCGAGGAAAAGAAGACGGAGGAGAAATCCGAATCTAAGGAAGATAAGACTTCTGAAGAAAAGCCTGAGGAAGATGACGAGACAATTGAGCAGGTATTTAATACCCTCAATGAAAAGCAGAAAAATGTGGTTTATGCAATGATCGGACAGGCTATCGGGGAAACCGATGAGCCCGAAGATAAAAATGATGACGATTCTAAAGGAGGAAATACCGAGATGAAGCATAACGTGTTTGACGACGATAAGAAAAACGAGACCGGTGGCTTTCTGACCCATTCCGCGCAGGAAGACATCATTAAGATGGCGAAGACCAGTCAGGTTGGTACTTTCCAGACGGCTCTTCAGCTTTATGCGGAGCAGAATGGCCTTCAGCATGATGCGGTCAGCGGCGGCTTTGTTCAGACTGGCGACGGAAATGTGACGAGCCTGTTCCCGGAATACCAGGAAGTACGTCCGGGCGCACCTGAACTCATTACCAACGACCAGGGCTGGATTACCAATGTAATGAGAAAGGTACATAAGAGCCCGATTTCCAGAATCAGAACCAGCCAGACAGACATTCGTGGCATTGACGCTCTTCGCGCCAGAGGCTACAAGAAAGGAAAAGAGAAGCAGCAGGCCGGTAATTTCAAGCTGGTGCGCAGAACCACCGATCCGCAGACTGTTTATGTGAAGAATGCTCTGCATCGCGATGACATCGTTGACATCACTGATTTCGATTATGTGAAGTACCTGTATGACATCGACCGCCTGATGCTCAATGAAGAGCTGGCAATTGCAATGATGCTGGGTGACGGTCGTGAAGACGGCGACGAGGGCAAAATCGATCCGGATAAGATCAGACCTATTTGGACGGATGATGATCTTTACACCATTCACGCTGATCTGGATGTTGAAGCCGCAAAGAAGGAGCTTCAGGGTACTAACACAGGGGCGAACTTTGGTGAGAACTATGTTTACGCTGAGGCTATGATTAACGCAGTTCTGTATGCGAGGGAGCATTACAAGGGTACCGGTACTCCGGATATGTACATTACTCCGCATATGCTCAATGTGATGCTTCTGGCCCGAGATATGAACGGCCGCAGAATCTACGCTTCCAAGGCGGAGCTTGCGTCTGCCTTCAACGTGGGTGAGATCCTTACCGCTGAGCAGTTCGAGGGCAAGACTCGTAAGACGGATGACAGCAAGACTAAGAAGCTGCTTGCTATCATCACGAATCTGAATGACTATTCTCTGGGCGCTACGAAGGGCGGCGAAGTTACCCACTTCACACAGTTCGATATCGACTTTAACCAGGAGAAATCCCTTCTGGAGACCAGATGCTCCGGTGCTCTGACCAGAGTGTACTCTGCTATTGCGATCGAAGAGGATGTAACGGAAAACCCTTAATCGGCTTCTCCGTTAGTCCCGAAGATGGGGAAGCCAATCTATTCGGGAAAACGGTAGATTCGTTACAGGAGAACGTTGTTGTCGGAGAGTCCGAGATTACGGGTACATTGAAGCACGTTACCGGATACACGGGATTCAGCAGCAATACGTCTGAGCAGGAAGGAAACTATCTTGCTTTGAAAGTCGATGCCGATTCCGAGGATGCGATTGCGACCGTTGAGCTTGTAGGTGGCACCAAAGGACCGGTTACGCTTGATGATGACATGAACATCGTACTCCTTATCAAGAATAAGGATACTCAGAGCATCAAGGTGACGGTGAATGATGGGGAAGATTCCACTACTAAGACTTATGGGCTTACCGGATTGACTTTGGAGACAGAGTAAAGGAGAAAATTCAAAATGGCAAAGTTTTTTGGAAAAATCGGCTATGCAGCATCAAAGGATGTTCGCCCTGGTGTTTGGGATGGGGAAATTACTGAACGAGAGTATTTCGGCGATTTGATTCGGAATACCAGTCGGTATCAGACTTCCGATAAACTTAATGATGACATCAATATTTCCAATGAGATCAGCATTGTGGCCGATCCTTTTGCCTATCAGAATTTTCATGCAATGCGGTACGTTGAGTTCATGGGAGCGAAGTGGAAGATTTCCAGTGTTGAAGTGCAGTATCCGCGCCTGATTCTGACGGTAGGGGGTGTGTATAATGACTGATCGACGAATCATGTTTCATAAACTATTGTGCGGGATATTATCTTGTCCGATAGAAGGTGAACAGTGCCGATGTTATTTTCAGCCTCCGGAATCTATTAAGATGAATTACCCCGCCATTGTATATAGCCTTGACGATATTGACAAGACATATGCAAATGACGGGGTATATTTGTCTAACCGAAGATATTCCGTTACTGTCATTGACAAAGATCCGGATACATCCCTGGTGCAGAAAGTAACAAATTTACCGATGAGCCGGTTCGACCGGCATTTCAAAAAAGATAACCTGAATCACTACATTTTTAATGTATATTTCTGAGATTGGAGGAATAATTCAATGAGTAAACTTGTTTGGGATAAAGTTGGGGAACGCCTCTATGAAACTGGTGTTGACCATGGCGTTCTCTACCCGATTCAGACGGGTGGACAGTATAACAAAGGTGTTGCTTGGAACGGTCTGAGTGCGGTGACGGAGAGTCCTTCTGGCGCAGAGCCTTCTCCGATTTACGCAGATAACATCAAGTATTTGAATCTGATGTCCGCAGAGGACTTTGGCGGTACGATTGAGGCTTATACTTCTCCGGATGAATTTGCAGAATGTGACGGCTCTATCGAAGTCGCTCCCGGTGTCTTTGCGGGCCAGCAGAGCAGGAAGATTTTCGGCCTTTCCTATCGTACCATTCTTGGCAACGATGTGGATTCCAATGATTACGGCTATAAACTGCATTTAGTATATGGCTGTCTGGCTTCTGTTTCCGAGAAGGGCTATACTTCCGTGAATGACAGCCCGGAAGCAATTGCTCTGTCCTGGGAATTCAGTACAACTCCCGTGGAAATTACGAAGACGATCGACGGTAAGAAGCTGAAGCCTACTGCAATTCTTACACTGGATTCCACTAAGGTTGATGCGAAGAAGTTGGCAGCTCTGGAAGAAATCCTGTATGGTAAAGATCCGACTATCCCTGAGGGTAACAACGGGGTTGATCCCAGACTTCCGCTTCCCGATGAAGTGATCGAGCTTCTGACTGCTGAAGACCTCCCTTAATAAGCCTTTCCGTTAAGTCTGAAGACGGAGAGGCTGTTTTATTTGGGAAAGCAGTAAATGAATTACAGAGTGATGTGGTTGTCTCCGATGATGAAGTGACAGGCACTATGAAGTATGTCGATGGTTATGTCGATTTCAGCAGTAATGTTTCCGAACAGTCGGGCAATTATCTGGCCCTCAAGATTGAAGCTGAGCCGGCTGAAGCAGAGACAGTTGTCGAACTCGTAGGCGGCACCAAAGGACCGGTTACGCTTGATGATGACATGAACATCGTACTCCTTATCAAGAATAAGGATACTCAGAGCATCAAGGTGACTACCACACACAACGAGGAAAGCGTCACAAAGACTTATGGTCTTTCTGGGCTGACCTTGGAAACAGAATAATCTATAGGAAGCCTCGTATTCAATGTGCGGGGCTTCTTTTTATTTGAAAGGAGAAAAAAATCATGCTGAAGAAAACTATTCCCTATATCGATCTGAATGGCGTTAAAAGAACAGAGGATTTCTATTTCCACCTGTCAAAGCCGGAAATTGTAAGGATGCAGACAAGTGTTAAGGGTGGCTATGACGTGCAGCTCAAAAGCATTGGCGCCGGTGCCGATGGCGGCCAGATTATGGAATTCTTTGAGGACCTTATTAAGAAGGCTTACGGTGTCAAGAGTGAGGATGGCCGTCGCTTTATGAAGTCCGAAGAGATTTCCAGATCCTTTATGGAATCCCCTGCTTACGAGGTTCTCTTCGAGGAACTGGTTACAAATGACAAGGCAGCAGCAGACTTTGTGAATGCGGTGATGAATGTCGGTAATTCTGCCACAACTCCTGCAATCGCAGCAAATACTCAGAATTAAAGGAGATGTAAGAGATGCTCCGAATCACAATACCATCCACAGAATTCTGGGATGAGGTGAAGCAAGAGTTTGTTTACACGAAGGCTCAGACCTTGCAATTGGAGCATTCTCTTGTTTCTCTTTCAAAATGGGAATCGAGATGGAATAAGCCGTTTCTGACAAAGCAGGAAAAAACTTTGGAAGAAACCATCGATTATGTAAAATGCATGACTCTTACGCAGAATGTAAATCCGGAAATTTATAACTATCTGACAAACAGCAATATCAATGAGGTAAATAAGTATATCGCACTTCCTATGACTGCCACCCGGTTTTTCGAAGAGAAAAAAACACAGGGGAGCAGAGAGCAGATTACGGCGGAACTCATTTATTACTGGATGATAGCTTTGAACATTCCGTTTGAATGCCAGAAGTGGCATCTCAATAAATTGTTCACTCTGATAAGAGTATGCGATGTGAAAAGCAGGCCGCCGAAGAAGCATAGCCGCAGGGAAATTATGAAGCGGAATGCGGCATTGAACGCGGCTCGAAGAAAGAAATGGAACACGAAAGGGTGATTACTATGAGTAATAGCAGCTTGGTGAATTGTACGGTAAAAAGTCCAAACCACAGCGGAGCTAGGACACATTCGATTGACCGAATCACTCCGCATTGTGTAGTTGGACAGCTTTCGGCAGAATCTATTGGCGGCTGCTTTACCAGTCCCAGTAGAGAAGCGTCCTGTAATTATGGAATCGGGACTGA